GCTACGCAAGCGTATTTTTAACAGCGTAAAAGCTGCCGCAGTGCAGGGTACAGGTGCTGGCGAGTGGTCGGCCCGTAAAGCTCAATTGATGGCTAAACGTTATAAAGCTGCTGGCGGCGGGTACAAGGACTGAGATGAAAGCCCCGCAGAAATCCCTGAAAGACTGGGGCGACCAAAAATGGAGAACAAAAAGTGGTAAAAAATCTTCTGAAACAGGTGAAAGATACCTTCCAAGCGCTGCGATTAAAAGTCTTAGCTCTAGTGAGTACGCTGCAACGACCAAAGCCAAGCGAGCAGGAAAAGCCGCCGGGAAGCAGTTCGTAGCCCAACCCAAAACAATTGCAAAGAAAACGGCAGGGTTTAGATAATGGCAATTACTTCTGGCGCATCTAGTTTTAACCTCCAACTCGATGAGCTAGTTGAGGAGGCGTTTGAACGCGCCGGAAGCGAGATGCGTACTGGTTACGACTTGCGTACTGCCCGCCGTAGCTTGAACATCATGTTTGCAGATTGGGCCAATCGCGGTATCAATATGTGGACAATGGAGCAAGGTGAGATCACTCTTGTTCAAGGCCAGAATACATACGCCCTGCCAGATGACACAGTGGATCTGATCGAGCACGTTATACGTACCGGCAACAATGTAGCCAATACACAGGCTGACTTAACGATCACACGTATTAGTGTTTCTACGTACGCTACGATCCCCAACAAGATTCAACAAGCCAGACCGATCCAAGTCTGGATTCAGCGGTACAACGGCCAAAATACCCCGGTTGCTGCGACGCTTACAACAACAATTACGTCTACGAGTACATCCATTGTGCTGAATGATGTAACGGGTCTACCCGCTACGGGCTTCGTTAAGATTGATGACGAGATCATCAACTACGGTTACATCACCCAGAACGCAAACGCTAAGACGGGTACGCTGTTTAACTGCTCCCGTGGCCAGCAAGAAACGATCGCTGCGGCTCATACCGCTGCGGCTACTGTGTACTGGGCGCAAGTCCCCGCCGTTACGGTCTGGCCGACTCCTGATGGATCGCAGCAATACACATTTGTCTACTGGCGCTTACGCCGCACGCAGGATGCCGGTGGTGGTGTGAACGTGATGGACGTGCCGTTCAGGTTTATCCCATGTTTGGCCGCTGGCCTTGCGTACTATCTGGCGTTAAAAATTGTTGGCGGCGCTGAACGCTTGCCTGTACTAAAGCAACAGTACGATGAGGCTTGGGAGTTGGCTGCAACCGAGGACAGAGAAAAAGCAAGTGTCAGATTCGTGCCTCGGCAGATGTTTATTGGAAGCGGCACATGAAGCCAAAGCGCGTTACCGACACTGCGTACCACAAGGCGTACTACGAGGCCAACAAAGCCCGTATTGCAGAGGTTAAACGCGCTTACAGGGCGGCTAATAAAGAGAAAATTATTGCCAACAAACGGGCTGCGTATTACGCTACACAAGAAGCAAGCCTAGCGCAAAAACGAGAGTACCGGCAAGCAAACAAAGGCAAAATAAACTTTTTGTGTTCGATGCGCAAAAAAGTGATTAAGCAACGTACACCTGTGTGGCTTTCACCGTTTGACCGGTTAAAAATTAAATGCTACTACTCGGTTGCGGCAATGCTGGCGCGTAACAACGAAGAACCGTGGCATGTTGACCACGTAGTCCCACTGCAAGGTAAACTTGTGTCTGGGTTGCATGTACCAAACAACCTTCAGTTTTTGCGCGGCGTAGACAACATACGCAAGAAGAATAAGTTTGAGGTGGCACATGGGTAATCGTTTTGCCTCTGGTAAAAACAGTATTGCTATGTGTGATCGCTGCGGTTTTCAGTTTAAATTGACAGCGCTTCGTAAAGAGATACAAAAGACCAAGATATATAACCTACTTGTTTGCCCTCAATGTTTTGATCCTGACCAGCCGCAGTTGCAGTTGGGTATGTACCCAGTAGATGACCCACAAGCGGTGCGCAATCCACGCCACGACTCAACCTACGTTACGGCGGGCGTAAACACTGCTGGCAATCCGACCGGTGGTTCACGAGACATTCAGTGGGGTTGGAACCCAGTAGGTGGGGCCAGTAATTTTGATGCCGCTCTGACGCCAAACTACTTGGTGGCAACGACATTTGTTGGTACAGTTACAGTTAATTAAAGGAGTTTAATATGAAACATGATGACGCAAAAGCAGACATGAAGATGGACATGGCGCAGGACAAAAAGATGATTAAGTCTGCTATCGGTAAACACGAGAAAAACATGCACCCCGGCAAACCACCTACAAAGCTAGCTAAGGGCGGTAAGACCAATGAGATGATGCTCAAGTACGGTCGTGGCATGGCTAAAGTTGCTAACCAACGTGGAGGCTAATCATGGCTAAATTCAGCAAAAAAGTTATGGGTAAAGAAGTTGGCGACGCCGCCACTTATGCTGTGCCGCACAAAATGAACGGCAAAGTTTTGGTGATGTCAGAAAATCCCGGCAAGGATTCCAGCATTAGCAGCCTTAGCACCATGAGAATGAGTGTTGGTGTCATTAACAACGGTGAAAACCCAACTAAGACATCCGGTATCGTCACCCGTGGTAACGGCGCGGCTACTAAGGGCATTACAGCCAGAGGCCCAATGGCATGAATTACACTGAACTCAGCAACGCGATTCAAGCGTACACGGAGAACACGGAAACAGATTTCGTGGCTAATATTCCCGTGTTCGTTACGCAGGCTGAGCAGCGTATCTACAACTCAGTGCAGTTCCCCTCTATTCGCAAGAACGTAACGGGGTCAATGACTACAAATAATAAGTACTTGCAGTGCCCTACAGATTTCTTAGCGGTGTACTCGTTGGCCGTCATTAACGCCAGCGGTGAGTATGAGTATTTGTTGAACAAAGACGTTAACTTTATCCGGCAAGCGTATCCACAGCCCACAGACAAGGGGATCCCTAAGTACTACGCTTTGTTTGGCCCACGCTCGGATAACGCAGCAGAGCTAACTTTTATTCTTGGCCCAACACCCGATGCGGCGTACAGTTCCGAACTGCACTACTATTTTTACCCGCCAAGTATTACCGTGGCACCCTTTACTTCGTGGCTGGGCGATAACTTTGACACGGTGCTGTTGTACGGTTCTTTGGTTGAGGCGTACACCTACATGAAAGGTGAGCAAGACATGATGGCGCTGTACAACGGTAAGTACCAAGAAGCACTTGCGTTGGCTAAACGTCTGGGCGACGGACTTGAGCGCGGTGATGCGTACCGTGATGGACAAACTAAACTACGGATCACAACGTGAGCATTGTCCAAACCCAAACTACGTCGTTTAAAGTGGAGCTTTATAAAGGCGTCCACGACTTGACTACGGATGTCATAAAGATTGCTTTGTACACAGCTTCTGCTAATTTAGACGAGACAACAACGGCGTACTCCGCTACAAATGAAGTAGCCAACACGGGCACGTACGCTGCTGGTGGGGCAACACTAACGCCCATTACGGTATCGTCTTCTGGATACACAGCCTATGTGGGCTTCCCAAACATCTCGTGGACAGGGGCTATCACAGCGCGGTGTGCGTTGATCTACAACTCCAGTCAGGGCAACAAATCCGTTGCTGTTTTAGACTTTGGATCCGATAAGACGTCCACCATCACATTTACAATCACCATGCCCGCAAACACCGCTACGGCGGCTCTTATTCGTAGTTCTAATTAAGGAGTCAATATGACCACCGAAAAACTTAAAGCCATTGACACTGTTTCTAGTGGTCTGACCTGTAACATCAAAGCCGGTGAGGACGCAAAAGCGACCGGTTTGTTTGAAATCAAATGCCACGACAAAGACGGCAACCTGAAGTGGGAAGCGAAGTCTAAGAATCTTGTAGTCAATGCAGGTCTGGCGTACATGGCGGGTTCAGCTTTGACTTCAGTAACCCAGATCACCACTTGGTATTTGGGTTTGTATGGCGCTGGCGCTTCTAATACACCTGCGGCTGGCGACACAATGGCCTCCCACGCTGGCTGGACAGAAAATGTAACCTATAGCAACGCCACTCGTGTGGCTGCTACGTTCGTAACGGCTACCACTGCCAATCCTTCTGTAGTGACTAACACAGCTTCCCCTGCTGTGTTCAACATCAACGGTACAACAACCGTAGGCGGGGCTTTCCTGACCAGCGGTAGTGCTAAGAGTGGCACGACAGGTACATTGTTCTCTGCGGCTGACTTTGGCTCACCCGGCGACCGTTCTGTGGTAAACAGCGATACTTTGTCTGTGACTTACACATTCAGCTTGGCGGCTTAATATGTCAGCGTGGGGTTCCGGCACATGGGGTGAAGGTGGCTGGGGCTTCACGGCTTTTTCAAGCACGGTTGACGAAACATCTACGGGATCGGACGCAGTAACGGCGTTAGTGGCACTAGCGGCTTCGGTTAGCGAAACAGGAACGGGGTCGGATGACGTAGTTTCGTCGGTTGCAGTAAATGCGGCGGTTACGGAAACGGCAACGGGCACAGACGATGTTGTAGCGGCGCAAGGGTTTGGAACTTCGGTTACTGAGACAAGTACGGGTAGTGACGCAATAACAGGAGCACTAACGTACTTCCCAATCATAGCGGAGACAGCAACGGGGGCGGATGCGGTATCAAGTGCTCCTGTGTACGCGGCTACAGTTGCAGAGACTGCAACAGGTACAGAGGCAGTCAATTCTAGTTTTACGTTCTTTGGGGCAATAACGGAGTCAGCCACAGGGTCGGATGCCGTTAGTTCGTTGCTTACATTGAGTTCTTCGGTTACTGAGAGTGCAACAGGTACGGATGCGGTTACAACAACGGCTAGCTTGGGTGCATCGGTAGTAGAAACTGCAACGAGCGCAGATACATTGGCAGCGGCGGCGGCGTTTATAGCTTCCATTAATGAGTTGGCAACGGGAACAGATTCAATCACATCACGGCCTTTCTGGGATGTAATAGATGACACGCAGACCGCAAACTGGCAAAATATCGGTAACACACAAACGGCGGGTTGGACTGCTGTTGCAACGAATTAGGAGCACTTAAATGGCAGCTACAACGACTCTTTTGGGCTTAGTCACCCCCACACAGGGGACGCTCTCTGGTACGTGGGGCGACACAGTCAACTACGGCATTTCTGACTACCTTGACATTGCCATTGCGGGTACGTTGTCTTTTGCGGGTGATGGTGCTATTACATTGGCAAACACCACAGGTAGCGCGTCGGGAAATGCAATAACTACTACCACAGCCCAGTACATGGTGATTCGTATCACCGGCACGCAAACTGTTACCAAGGTTATCACTGCTCCCAGCTACAGCAAGCTGTACATGGTGGATCACGCAGGCGCTACCAGCGCGGTAACTTTTAAAGCCGCTGGCCAATCCGGTGTTTCCGTTGCTGTGGGTGAGAAGTGTTTTGTGTACTACAACGGCACTGACTACGTAAAGATTGCCACCAGCACTGCCGGGACAGGCACCGTAACCGCAGTATCCGTTGCATCGAGTAATGGTTTTGCAGGCACAAGTTCGGGTGGCGCAACTCCCGCTTTAACTTTAACAACATCAATTACGGGTGTTCTAAAAGGTAACGGCACTGCAATCTCTGCGGCTACTTCTGGTACTGACTACTTAGCCCCACCCTCGGGCACTGCAATTCTTAAAGCCAATTCTGGCGGCGCGTTAGCAAATGCCACTGCGGGTACGGATTATGTGGCCCCCGGCACAGCAACAACCTTTACAGCCACTCAAACCTTTAGCGGCACATCATCAGCACTTGCAATGATCTTGAACGACACGGCAGAGATTGCTACAGTATCAGCTACAGCGGCTACTGGCACGATTAACTACGATGTAACTACCCAATCTGTTATTTACTACACGACTGCCGCATCAGCAAACTGGACAGTTAATTTCAGAGCTTCTAGCGGCACTTCTTTAAATACTGCTATGACAACGGGTCAGTCTGTGACTGCGGCTTTTTTAGTTACTCAGGGCGCGACTGCTTATTACAACAGCGCGGTTCAAGTGGATGGAAGTTCTGTAACTCCTAAATATCAAGGAGGTACTGCATGGGCGGCTGGTAATGCTTCAAGCATTGATGTGTATATGTACACAATCGTCAAGACGGGCAATGCGGCATTTACTGTGTTTACTTCACAGACCAAGTTTGCTTAAAGGACAATCATGCCATTAGTACAAACAAGGGGTGCGGCATCGGCTCAAGGCTTTGGGGAGTTTGCACAGGCTGCTACTGTTGCTAACTATATTGAGGAAGTGTTCAGCACATACCTTTATACGGGCAACAGCACATCACAGACCATTACTAATAACATTGACTTGTCTACCAAGGGTGGGTTGGTTTGGTTTAAGAACAGAACGGCAGGTTCAACTGGTCAAATGTGGTATGACACCGCAAGAGGTGCATATAATTATCTTCAGTCTAACAGTACAGGTGCTCAAACTAATGGTTCTCCTGATGGATTGTCTGCATTTACTACAAGTGGTTTTTCAGTAAGCGGGGCTTCTGATTACTGGAATCTTTCTGCCAACAACTACGTCTCATGGACATTCCGCAAACAACCTAAGTTTTTTGATATTGTGACGTGGACAGGCAATGGTGCTTCTGATAGACAAATTTCACACAATCTTGGTTCGAAGCCCGGGTTTATTGTATATAAATGCACAAGTACAACTGGAGATTGGAATGCAATTGCAAGAATAACTAATAATTCATATAGTTTTGGTCTTAAATTAAATGCAACAAACGCTCAATACGTAGCCACAAATCCATCTTCAACTATTTCAACTACATGGTTTGTTCCTGAGTATTTTAATGGCTCTATATCAGATTCAAATGCCAATGGCGAAACATACGTAGCCTACCTATTCGCCCATGACGCAGGAGGCTTTGGCCTGACGGGTACGGACAATGTGATTTCGTGTGGGAGTTATGTCGGAGATGGTTCTGGAAATGCGGTTGTTAATCTTGGATATGAGCCACAGTTTTTGTTAGTTAAACTAGCAGAAACTTTTGCTGAAGAGTGGAGAATATTTGATACTATGCGTGGTTGGGATAATAGTACATCGCAAGGCTCTGCCAAGCAACTTGTTCCAAATACATCTGCTGCAGAAACAACAAGAGGTGGATGGAAACCGACTGCAACTGGATTTGAGGTAACTAGTCAATCTAGTGGATTACAAGTCATCTACATAGCCATACGCCGTGGCCCGATGAAAGTGCCTACTGATGCGACTAAGGTGTTTGCGCCTATCGCTAGGACAGGTACAGGATTAACAGCAACAGTTACGTCAACAGTTACGCCTACTGATTTAATGTTCAGCACAAACACAGACCGTGTTGCAAGTTCAATAAACAGTTTTTGGGACAGACTTCGCGGCGCGAGTTTTTATTTAAATTCAAATAGCACAAGCGCTGAAGTTTCTAATCCATCTATTAACGGCTTTGATGTTCAAAATGGCGTAAAAATGACGGGCAATCTCCCCACAAACGGGAATGGGTATCCGTACGTAAATTACAGTTTTGGACGCGCCCCCAGCTTCTTTGATGAGGTTTGCTATACGGGGTCGGGGGTAAACAGAACTCTGAGCCATAACTTACAGGCAGTACCTGAGTTGATGATTGTGAAGTGCAGGAGTAACGTCATTGACGGTTGGATGATTTATTCAGCGACACTGCCAGCAAGTTCAAAGATGATACTAAATAGAGACTACGCGGAATTGGCGGGAGAAACAACCACATGGAACAGTACTAGACCAACAGCATCAGTTTTTAGTGTTGGTACAGAGGCAAACGTCAACAACAGTGGATATACCTATGTTGCCTACCTATTTGCAACCTGCGCTGGAGTCTCCAAAGTAGGCTCATACACAGGTACTGGAACTACACAAACCATCAACTGTGGTTTCACAGCGGGGAGCCGCTTTGTTCTCATAAAGCGTACTGACAGCACCGGCGATTGGTATGTCTGGGACTCAGCCCGTGGCATCGTGGCTGGTAACGACCCTTACCTTTTGCTAAACACCACTGACGCTGAAGTGACAGGTACTGACTACATTGACACAGCCGCAACAGGTTTTGAGATTAGCAGTACAGCCCCCGCTGCAATCAACGCAAGTGCTGGAACATTCATCTTTCTTGCAATCGCATAAGGACACATCATGCAAATACGAATCAGAGAAACAGGCGCAGTAATGTACGAGGCAGAGTTTCGTGCATACACCAAAGCCAACGGTGGCCCTACATGGGTTACAACAACAACTGAGGTGCTTGAAGCCTTGGGCGCTGATGTAGTCTTTGAAGGCCCACAAGCCTCTGGCGGCACGGTCTATCAATACTCGCAAGCCGCTGGTGTTGAGCAAGTTGACGGCAAGTGGTACACCAAGTACATCCTTGGCCCAGTGTTCACAGACACCCCCGCAACGGACACAACCCCTGCCAAGACTGCGGCTGAGAACGAAGCTGCATACAAGGCCATGAAAGACGCTGAGCAGGCTAAGTCGGTTCGCGTCTCACGCACTGACAAGCTCAAGGACTGCGATTGGACTCAGATTGCCGACAGCACTGCTGACAAGGCTGCATGGGCTACATACCGTACTGCTTTGCGCAATGTGCCTGCACAGGCAGGTTTTCCTTGGACTATCGACTGGCCTGTTGCACCGTAAATTTCTAATGACTGCTGAAGATGGATGCCTTACCACCCCCGCCGCCAGCGGTACAAGCGCCCGTATTTGAGTGCGTGCGGTGGAGTTGGTCGTCTGACAGGTTGCTGGTCTGGTGCCTGAAATGGCGGGAGAAAAATAAACCGGAGCCAAAGAAAGTAGCGGAGGCCGAAAGTGATTGACCCGATCACAGCCCTAGCGGGGATACAGGCGGCGGTTGCGCTAATCAAAAAGGTCAGCAAGACTGTTGATGACGTAAGCTCTCTTGGCCCGGTCTTGGGCAAGTATTTTGACGCTAAGTCTACGGCAACTAAGGCTGCGGTACAGGCCAAGAAGTCCAAGTCCTCGATGGGCACTGCCATTCAAATTGAGATGGCGCTCGATCAGGCTAAGCGGTTTGAAGATGAGTTGCAGTTGCTGTTTATGCAGAGTGGCAAGATAGATGTTTGGAACAAGATTAAGTCCAGAGCGGCTGCAATGGATGTGGAATCTGCCCACGATGCGCGGCGTGAGCGAGAAGCTGCTGCCAAACAGAAAAAAGAAATGGACGAAGTTATCGAGATTGTCTTACTAGGGTTAATTTTCTTTGGGTTGATTGGCGGCATTGCATATCTTTCGTTTGAAGTCCTTGCACAATGCGCTGGTAAGTGCAGTTTCCAAAGATGAGTAAAGAACAGCTAAGTATCATTGACAAGGTGTTGGAGTATGTGTCCAGCCCGTTTCGTTTGTTTGCGATGGTGTTGATGGCGGTGCTGACTTTTGCAGGGTATTTTGTATATACAAACCAAGAGTTGTTGATAGGGGCATACAAGGAATCCAAAAAGATACCATCCATTGCCGAGGATAGAGTTGAGGACGCCGCAAGCCATTTGTTTAAACAGTCAGGCGCTTTGATCGTGGCGGTGTTTAAGGTCAATTCGATGTTTGGCACTAGGGTGTTGTATCGGGCCTACGGAAAAAACGGCAGAGACAAAACAAACGACGGTCTGGATGTTGGCCTGTTTACGCAGAACGCAGCCAATAACGCTGATGTAGTCAAGCTGATGGCAAATGAAATCCCGTGCAGTGAGTACAAGTCAGCGCAGTCGGAGATGGGTTTATGGTACATCGCAAGAGGTGTTGCGTACACTTGTCGCATCAGTGTCCCCCCGGAGCCGGGTAGGTTTGTCGGTCAGATTACAGTTGGATGGGCTTCGGAGCCTGAAGACATGGACAGCACCCGCGCCATGCTTCAAATTGCAGCAACAATGTTATCAAGGAGTAAACAGTAATGGACTGGCTAAAACAAATCGCACCGACAATCGCTACTGCGCTTGGTGGCCCCTTGGCAGGGATGGCTGTGTCGGCTATCTCCAAGGCTATCGGCGTTGACCCCGACAAGGTGGGCGACCTAATTTCCAACAACAAGTTGTCAGCAGAACAAATAGCTCAAGTCAAGATTGCTGAAATTGAGTTGCAGAAACAAGCGCAGGAGCTTGGCCTGAACTTTGAAAAGCTGGAGGTTGAGGACAGGAAGTCAGCACGGGAGATGCAAGCTACAACCCGCAGCCTGATGCCGCCAATACTTGCGGGTACAGTCACACTGGGTTTTTTTGGCATTATGGTGATGATGTTCATTGGCAAAGTGGACAGCGCTAATCCAGCAATCTTGATGATGTTGGGGAGCCTCGGCACAGCTTGGACGGGAATAATCGCGTATTATTTTGGATCATCTGCTGGCTCACAAGCCAAGACCGATTTACTTTCCAAGGCAGGGCCAGTTAAATGAACCTTACCGAGCACTTTACGCTGGACGAACTGACCGCCACTAGCCACAGGCAGTTTGACAACACCCCAAACGAAGCCGAGACTGCCAACCTCCAACGCCTTGCTGAGTTCTTGGAGCAGGTAAAGACGGCGCTCGACGGCAAACCAATCATGATTAACTCTGGGTTCCGGTCTAAGGCCGTGAATGATTCGGTTGGTTCAAAAGACACCAGCCAGCACCGGCTGGGCTGCGCTGCGGACATCCGTGTTCCCGGCATGACTCCCGATGCTGTGGTACGTGCAGTCATTGCTGCGGGTTTGCCGGTTGACCAGATCATCCGTGAGTTCAATTCATGGACGCATATCAGTGTGACGAACACCCCAGACGGAACTCCCCGTAGGCAAGCGCTTATCATTGACAAGGCGGGAGTTAGGGCGTATGCTTAATGCGTACCCAAATGCGCCCTACTGGATTAAGCTATGAGTGCCTTACGCTTGGCCCAATTTGCTTTCATTGCTTCAGATTGCCGAGCGCGTTGTTCTGGGCTGCGTAATGTTGCTACTCGTTTTGCGGCTATGGTTGGATCGCTATTAAGCACCTTGTGGTACTCCCGCATAGGGTTATTTACGTCAAGTAGGCGTTGCCGCGCAGCATCCTTAAACTGGGCTGAATGTTTTTTAACGCCAACCCTTTCAGCAATTCGTGCTGCACGAAATTCTGGATTTGTCCACATTGCTTTTAACTTAGCGCGTACTTCTGGGCGTTTGGATGGGTTATTTTCCCCACTAAACAAAACCGTGACATCAGGTGCTTTCATCCTTGCGCGTTGTTTGGCCCTTGCTTCAGGACTACGAATTGGGTGCGTAGGGTCAAGCATGTGTTGGCGTAAAGATTCTTTTCCGGCGGCTGACATTCCATGTGCACCGTTGCCGCCTTCTTGTAAATTAGTGAGTGGCCCGTTGCTTAATTGCACACGCCCGTACTCTGTAATTAACTTGCGTTCAAGTTCTTGCGCACTGATAATATCGGTCACTGTATGAAATTCGACCACCACATTTTCTACGCCAAGCTCTGCCAATTTTTGTCGGCACAGCCAATTACGTCCCCCAGCGTTACGCGGGTTAGTGCGGTGGATAGTTTTTGTCAAACCAACGTAGAACGGTTGGCCTTCAAGGGTCTTCCAGATGTATACGTACATGGTGTTGTCTCCGTTTAAGGTAGGTCATTATGCCATTACAGAAGGTGCTTTTCAAGCCGGGGGTAAATAAAGAGAACACCCGCTACACCACCGAAGGCGGTTGGTATGAAGCCGACAAGGTGCGCTTTCGTCAAGGCAATCCAGAAGTTATTGGTGGCTGGCAACCGTACTCTGCTGCTACGTATCAAGGCGTATGCCGGTCTTTGTGGAATTGGGTGACGCTTGGTGGCGACAACTTAATTGGCGTTGGCACGAACCTCAAGTTCTATCTCAATCAAGGTGGCCTCTACTACGACATCACGCCCATCCGTGCGTCCTCTACGATCAACAACAATCCGTTTGCGTTAACAGCTTCCACTACAGTTACAGTAACAGACACAAGCCACGGCTGCGTCACTGGAGATTTTGTAACATTTAGCGGGGCTGTAGCTATTGGCAGTGGCGGCACAAACGTTACGGCTACGATACTAAACGCGCAGTATCAAGTTACAGTTTTAACAGCCAACACCTACACAATTGTAATTTCCGTGACGCCAAATGCCACGGCTATTGCTGGCTCTCCCGGTGGCGGTGCTTCTGTTGTAGCCACGTACCAGATCAATGTTGGCCCCGTGATTCCTGTTCCTCTTGTGGGGTGGGGCGCTGGCGCTTGGGGTAGTCCTCCCCCTGCCAGTGGCACGATTGGTACATGGGGTTATGGCCTTTCATCCACATCTTCGCTTCGTTTGTGGAACCAAATTAACTATGGCCAAGATTTAGTTTACGGCCCCCGTAACGGCGCTATTTACTACTGGAACGCAACTAACACTGTAAGCACTCGGGGTGTGTTGCTCAATTCTTTAGGCGGTACGGTTACTTTTACCAATGCCTCACCAACTGTGGTGACTTCAACCATTCTATATACAGAAGGCGCGGCGCTTCAGTTTGCGGCCACCACATCTTTACCCACGGGCATCTCTACGGCAACTACGTATTATGTATTTGAAGTTAATGGGTTGACGTTTAAGCTTTTGGACGGCGCAGGTAATGCGGTCAATACATCAAGTACGGGTACAGGTGTGTACATTTCTTTAATTGTAGATGTGCCGACTGTGCAGAACAACTTTACGGTGTCCGACAGTTCTCGTTTTGTAATTGCGTTTGGGTGTAATGACTACGGCTCTAATGTATTAGACCCCATGTTAATTCGCTGGTCAGGGCAAGACGACATCTATAACTGGACGCCAGACCCCACCAACCAAGCGGGGTTCATCCGTATATCTCACGGTTCTGAAATTGTAGGTATTGTACAAACTCGCCAAGAAATTGTGATGTTTACCGACTCGGCTGTGTACTCGCTCCAGTATCTCGGCCCTCCTTACGTCTGGGTGCCGCAGCTTCTTGGTGACAACATCTCAATCATGAGTCCTAACTCGGCTGTGATTGCCTCGGGCGTTGTGTACTGGATGGGTGTGGACAAGTTCTACGTCTACGATGGCCGTGTAAACACACTAAACTGTGACCTGCGCCGCTATGTATTCCAAGATTTAAATCAAGAGCAGTCGTTGCAAGTTTTTGCCGGAACAAACGAAGGCTTCAATGAGGTCTGGTGGTTCTACTGCTCGGCTAACAGCACGGTAGTGGACAGGTATGTTATCTATAACTACCAAGAAAAAATCTGGTATTACGGCACAATGGAGCGTACAGCTTGGCTTGACTCTGGTTTGCAGGCTGTCCCTATTGCTGCCAAGTACAACAGCACTGCAATTACAGGTAACTTAATTAACCATGAAACAGGGTTGAACGACAACACAACCGGCACTGCGGCTGCAATTGATGCTTACATTAGTTCGTCCGAGTTTGATATTGGTGACGGTCATAACTTTGGTTTTGTTTGGCGCGTCCTACCCGATTTAAGTTTTGAAAATGCTACTAATAGCCCCGCCGCCGTTGCCCCACGGGTAACTATGACGCTGTACGGTCTGACTAATTCTGGTTCCGGAACCACAAGCAGTGCTAGCGGTACGGTTATCAAGGGTAGTACGTACGTCATTACCGAAGAATTTACAGGGCAAATATTTACCCGTATGCGTGGTCGCCAGATGATATTTAAGATTAGCTCCAACCAAGTCAATACATGCTGGCAGTTGGGCGCACCACGAATTGACATCAGGGCTGATGGTAGACGCTAATGGCTGAACTAAACGCAACCTCCCCAAGCCTACCGTTGCCCCCTGACGAGTACGACAAACGGTACTTTGACCAGTTCAACAACATCTTGCGCCTGTACTTTAATCAGTTGTCCAACCCCGGCGATATGGGCGGGTCAACATTAAATTTAAATCTTGCCACATTGCCTACTGAGGCGGACTTGCCTACTTTGAGGCTTGGCGATGTCTACAGAGACACGCAAGATGGTGTGCAGGCAACAAGCCAAATGCTTCGCATAAAGACGTCAACATGATATTATTCAGCAACCCACATTTTGAGAGGCAGATATGAGCCTTGCAGTACTAGCCGATCACATGGCATCCAAGGGTCGCGGCCCTGACTCGATGCTCATCCACATGTCCCCACGTGAAGTGCAGGGGCTACAAGCTTTGGCCGTGAAGAACGGCGGCTCACTGACTATCAACCCTGAGACGGGTCTTCCTGAAGCTAACTTCTTGGAAAAGCTGCTCCCATCTCTTATTGGTTTTGGTGTCTCGTATTTGTCAGGCGGCGCTATTAGCCCAACTATGGCTGGCTTGGGTGTTGGTGCAGTTGAAGCAGCACGTACAGGCGATTTAGGTCGTGGTATTAGCGCAGGTCTTGGCGCTTATGGTGGCGCTGGTTTGGGTGCTGGCTTGCTTGGCGCGGGCACAAATGTGTTGTCTGGGGAGGCTACTAATTTAGCTGCAAACGAAGCCGGTAGACTCGCCGGAGAAGAAGCTTTACGTTACGGAGCGGAACAAGGGCTCACTACTGAAGCGGCTGAGGCACTAAAACGACAGGCAATAGATAGCGCTTCCGAGGCCTCTTCTCGTGTTGCAACAAGTGCAGGCCCCTTTGACAGACTTAGTGCAGGCGCAAAAGCAGTCACATCTAGCCCCAGCGCTTTTGGTGGTTTTGCCAAGGACAATTTTAAATATTTAGCCGCAGGTGCTGCTCCTATCCTAGCTGACCAAGCAGTTAAGTCCAATATGCCGACTACAACAACGCGCCCCGGCCAGATGAGCACGTATTCATTCGATCCATACACCCAGCGTTACACGTCTACAGGCAACTACGAAGTGCCTAGAAAAGCAAAAAAAGAAGAAGACGAAGAAACAGCAGCCGATGGCGGTTTGATGGGCATGTATGACGGCGGCTACAGCCCCGGCCAATTAAACTTTGCTCAGCGTAGCGAGCCTGTTGTTCGCATGGCTGACGGCGGTGACACACTGCCTGTCGGCAGCGGCCCAAGGGGGCCTACTATGCCTATTATGGACAGCGACAACCCCTTAGGTAGTCCGGGGAACATGCCGTTTCCTGAGACGGAGGACAAGTTTGGTACGCCTCCTCGTACGGATTTTAGTAGGGCACAAGCTGCCGGTACAGGAGGACTAGACTATCAAACGCTTGTATCGTCACTGCAAAACTCCCCGTTAACAGCAGCACAACGAGCTAACCCAAGCTCTCAATATCAGGCGACAGTAGATTACACATCACCAACGGTCAGTGATGATATGGTGCAGAAAGCCTATCAAGAAGTGTGGGGTCGCGCAGCGGCACCTTGGGAGGTAGAGGCTTGGCAAGGCGTCGCTGGTGATGCTACAGAAAAGGCTCTTTCAAAGGCTCCTATACAAACGCAAGTAGCCGACATGTACCGCAACGTGCTGGGGCGTGATGCAGATCCGGGTGGTCTTGCAACTTATACAGACCGAATAGCAGCGTTTAATCCAGTGATGCTTAGTGCTGGGCAAAGACCAGAACAAGTGTATGAAGATTTCTTGAGAAACGCACGTACAAGTGGGGAGATATTTAATACCGACCCGGCTAGAAGCAGCAGCTATGCGTCTGCTGTCACGCCTTACACGGGGTATCAGTCAGCGGATCGGACTAATATTGTCGACGAGTGGGTGCGCAATACGCTTGGGCGTGAGGTTACTGCGGCTGATAAAACGCAGGCATGGTACAAAGATGCGTTCGACGCAACAAAAACTATTCCAGACCTTAAAAACCTGTACGGCCAATTCCAAACCTACGCTAAAGCTGATTCGGCTGCTACAACTGCCCAAAAAATTAGAGAAGCCACAGCGTCCTTGGCAGCAAGAGGTATGACTGAAGCGGATGTTCTGAGGCAAACAGGTAAAACCGTTGCCCAACTAGTAGCTTCGGACATTGACTTTGACAAAGATATATTTGCTGCTTCTCAATTGCGGGCTCCCGGCGCTAGAACGGGGTTTGATTTTAATAGCATACGAAATCCGTATGGAAATGCTACCAACCCCGGCGATAAAACATATAACCCAGACGGCTCAATCACTGTAACGCCGAATATTCCGGGTCGTCCGTACGGCGGTTTCTCGGGTATGGATGAGGTGAAGGACGCCTATACTGCTGGCGGAGGTAGCTTGGGCTATACGTCCTATGCGCCTAAAACAATTGAAGAGTTTGATAAAAAATATAACAAGCAGACTGGTGGTTCTAAGCAAGCCTATGACTACTTGATGGGCAAATCAAACTATTCAGCTACGCCGTACACAGCTACTGGCGAGGTAATGAAACCGTATTCTGAATCAGTTCTAGGCGTGCCTGCAAATATTGCTTCTAAGAAAGTTTTGTTCGATCCCGTTACTAGGAAATACAAAGTTAACCCTGACTATATCCCTGTGTCTTACACGCCCGAGGGCAAAAGAGTTGTCGGTAAATCTGACAGAGAAGTTGCGGATGCACTGACCAGTACAACAGTGGCCACTGGGGGCTTGCTTAGTTTGGCTACTGGCGGCTCGGCAACAGACACCAAAGCCTACGAACAGTGGCTGAAAACCAACAACATCACTATAGAGCAAGTGGCCAGAGCGCTGGGTATTAGTGTTGCCGAGGCTAAAAAACGGTACAACTTAAAAGGCGACGCGAAAGATACTGGCATGGGTCTTGGCGAGTATAGTACCTTCGGCGGAAGTAGCGACCCCTATGTTGATTCAAACCCTGCGTGGACAAACCTGTCTGACAAAGGGAGAGCGGAGTTTTTCGAACAAAATCCACTACAAGCAAATATAGCCGCTTACGCATTAGGTGCTGCAAAAGGAATGATGCCCGGCTACGGGCTTATTAACGGCCTCCCAATTGCACTTGGGTATCTTGCAAATATGTTTGACAGCAAATCTAACAACTTTGCGCCTGTGGAAAGCAGGGGTACAGCACTTAACGAAGTTGTTTCTAGTAGGAACCAAGATGTTCAAGATAACGACCTCGATGCAATACCGGGGTCTTATACGTGGGGCGGCGGCTTGATGGGTACTTTAGGCGACCAAGAGGGCGACTATGATGGTCAAGGCACTACGAATACCGGTGTAGTAGTAGGTGGCCCTATACAAGACGATACCTACGTTCAAGCAGACCTTGGCCAACTGGATGATGGGGCAGATGATATTGGTGGTAGCCCTGATGGTAGCCCTAGTGGTAGTGGTGTTGACAGCGCCGAAAGCGCTTCCCCTGATGGCTTTGCTTACGGCGGCATAGCTGCTCTGGCCCGAGGTGGTATGTATAACCTTGGTGACTACTCCGATGGCGGCAGGCTTCTGCGTGGCCCCGGCGATGGTACTAGTGATTCAATCCCCGCGATGATTGGCAAAAAACAACCGGCTCGACTTGCCGACGGTGAATTTGTAGTTCCCGCACGAATTGTTTCTGAGTTGGGTAACGGCTCAACAGAAGCTGGTGCGCGTAAACTGTACGCCATGATGGACAGAATCCAAGCCGCCCGCCGAAACTCAATTGGCAAAGGCAAAGTGGCTAAAAATAGCCGCGCCGATAAATATCTTCCCGCATAAGGAATAAATCATGGCTACGCCCACACAAACACAGCAAATCCAATACGGTTTTGCCCCTGAAGTAGCAGAGTATGCGCAAAACATGCTCGGCCAGAGTGCGGCTCTAACTGACTTAGAAGCAAATCCGTACATGCAGTATCAGGGGGAGCGTACCGCGCAGTTCTCTCCACTGCAAAACCAGTCGTATGAAAACGCGGCTTTGATGCAGACTGCGCCTCAGTTAAAAGACGCAACGGCTTTGGCTGGTATGGCTGGGTTGGGCGCACTTAATACACAGTACACGTTTAACCCGGCGAACTTTAACTCTTCGGCTGCTCAAAACCTGATGAGTCCTTACATGGACAATGTGGTGGCTCGGCAGCAGCAGGACGCTCAACGCCAAGCTCAAATTGCAGGACAAGCGCAGCAAGCTCAAGCGGCTCGTTCGGGTGCATTTGGCGGTAGCGGTGACTACCTTATGCGTAGCCAAGCAGCAAATAACTTAGCCCGTCAAAAGGGTGACATCCAAGCTACTGGGCTGCAAAACGCTTACAACCAAGCAATGCAACAGTACAACGCTCAAAACCAACTTAACGCTCAGCAGCAACAGTTTGGTGCGGGTCTAGGTCTTCAGGGTCTGCAAACGGCTGGTCAAGCTGCTCAAAATTTAGGCAATCTGGGCAACACGCAGTACCAACAGAACATGGGCATTAACGCATTTCAGAACCAGTACGGTTTGCAACAGCAGCAACAGGTGCAAAGTGATTTAAACAATAAATACCAAGACTATCTGAACTTCCAGAACTACCCGTATAAGCAGCTTAGCTTTATGTCTGATATGTTGCGCGGCACGCCTCTGTCGCAAACAGGTAGTTCTATTTATCAAGCTCCTCCCTCGGCTGCACAAAATATTGCATCGTTGGGTCTTGGCGCGGCTGGTATCAGCAAACTGTTTGCCAACGGCGGTGCGGTGGAATCAAACGGCGGCGGTATTGGCGCACTTGCTTTGAATCACTTGGTTTAAGGAATAATCATGATTGACATGGCATCTGTCTACGCCGAGCGGTACAAACAAAACCCTCAAGCTCTGCAAGCTGCGGTGATGGGCCAGAGCCCTGACCCTAAGCTAGACCCCTACACTGCGCTAAATGCACTGAAGCTGGTCAAAGAATCTCAAAGAATGGCTATGGCGGGTCAGGCACAACAGCCGAGTTCGTCCCCATCTATCGTTGCTGAGAACATGGCCCCTCCTCCTATGATGCAAGGTCTAGGGGCGATGGTGCCCGGTGCAATGGGTCAAGCCCCCCAAGGTATGCCGCAGCGCCCCCCAATGCCACAGCCTACGATGCAAGCCGCTTCCGGTGGTTTGGCCGGTATGTACACGCCCGAAGAAGACTACGCTGCTGGCGGCATTGTTGCGTTTGCAGGGCCTACCAAAGAAAATAACAACAGTTTGGTTACGGACAACATTGCCCCAGTCGGTGGGGAGCTTACCGTGCCACCCGGTACACCGTATAGCGAAGACGAAACAGGTATGTATGTAGATGATGACGCTGATACGGATACAGCTACGGATGCTGGCACAGGTAGTGCAACTGATCGGTTTAACTCGCTGCTAATAAAACAAATAGAAAATATGCAAAAAAGGAGGGCTCGAAAAACAAACCCGACAGAACAAGAAGCATTACGTGCAAAGTTTTTAGAGCGTGAGACTAAAAATGCTGGCCCAGATATTTACGGGCCTGAAATAGCACGTGGGGCGCAAGAAGACGCCGACAGAGCCAAACGCCGTAATACTGGTGAAGCTATGGCACTGTTGACTGCGGCGGGCGCTGTTCTTAAAGGCCGTAGTCTTTCTGAGGGCGCTAGTAACGCACTGCCAGCTTACGCAGGTGCAATGGGCGAAGTTGACCGTGCCGATCAAGCCATGAAAACTGCTAACGCTAAGATGCAGTTTGCCCTTAAAGATGCACAACGTAAAGAGCGTATGGGTAATTTACGCGCCGCAGATGCTTCTATGGAGAACTACAGAAAGTTCCAGCAAGACGAAAACAAAGCTGAGTTTGATTTAAATAATGCCGTGGCTAACCTAGCCGCTAAAGGCGTTACAGGTAATCGAGCTACCGGTAAAGGCGCTGGCGCTGGCGCTGGGCCTAAGTTGGCTGAACAACTATACGCAGATAACGTAGCTGACCTAATGGCAACTAGTAAGCCAAAAAAAGGTGAGTCGCCAGAAGCATTTACGGCACGTATACGCGCACAAGCTGGCGCATTGACTGCAAAACAAACCAAGACTTCGTTTTCTACTGGTGAAATTGGGGGGCTTAACGCTGCAACTAGGATTGCACCCGTTGAGTCTAAGGAAAATATTGCAGCAAACGAAGCGCTTGCTAAACACAAGCTTATGAATAGCCGCGAGTGGAAAAAAGCTGTTGCGGATGCGGGTAGCGTAGAAGCTGCGGAAACTAAGTTTAAAAAGAATTATGTAACTGTAAACCCACAATCTGCTAACCCTAGGACTGTATTAAAATTTGATGCGGCGGGTAAACAACTTCCGTAAAGGGTTCTTATGGCAATCGAGGCACAACTCGCAGATGGGCGAGTTCTTGAGTTTCCCGATGGCACAGACCCAGCGGTAATCCAATCCACTGTTAAGCGTTTAATTGCAGGGAGCCAACCTGCGCCTACACAAAAACCTACGCAAGCTGCGGAGCCTAAAGCGGGATATGACTTTGGCGCTGCAATGGCGGCTGACATTGCCCCTGCTGAAACCCCAATTGCGCCCGTAGTGGGCAAAGAACCGGGGCCAGCTAAAGCCGCCCCGTACAAAGACCGAAGGGAAATGCTAGACGACGCCGTCAATCTTATTGAAGAGGGTGCAGACCTTAATAAGATGAAGCAGTCCTTGCAGAAAATGGGCGTCAAATGGGGTGATGTAGTTAAGCACGGACAGGGGCGGGGTAGTGACTACTTTAAGCAGCAAGCGCCAATGGCTGCGCCTGTACCAGCCGTTAAAGCCCAACCCGCTGGTGAAATTAAAGCAACGCCCGAGACGGAGTTTTTTGAGTCTCCCGTAACAGACGTAAAGTACGTCGCAGAAGCAATGGGCAATATGTTTAAGCGCGTAGACGCAAGCCTAGGCGATGTGGCCACAAGTTTCTTGTTTCAAACCGGTGTAACCGACGCAGATGCCGCTGGACGCTTGCTGGCGCGTAACGCAAAACAAAGAGCTGCCGCTGCCCCATCACAGGCTATACGTGAGGGTATGGAAGAAATTGGCAACGCTAAAACTTACGGCGACGCTATTACCGCTCTGGCTTCTAACCCACGTGCAACATTTACCATGCTAGTTGAGTCGGTGGCTGTGTCTTTGCCTGCTATGGCTCCTGCTTTGGTGCTCGGCCCCGCTGGAGTTTTGGCTCGTTCTGGCGCGGCTGGCCTTAGTTCTGGTGGTCTTGAGTATGGCTCCGTTATGGCTGATGTCTTGCAAGACAAAGGCGTCAATATGCTGGACGCAAACGCGGTGTCCAAAGCTCTATCTGACCCTAAAATTATTGCGGAGATCAAAGACAAGGGCGCTAAGCGGGGTTTAATCGTCGGCGCATTCGACGCTCTATCTATGGGCATAGCAGGTAGGTTCTTAAAGCCCGCACGGGCTCTTATTGCGGAAGGCAAACTTGCTGGCTCTGCGGCTACAAAAGCTACGATGGCGGCGTGGGGCAAAGAATTAACAACCCAAATGGCTGGAGGCGCAGGTGGTGAGTTTGCAGCGCAAAAAGCTACAGGTGAAAACAAACCCGCCGATGTGTTACTTGAGGCTTTGGCCGAGGGCGTTACTGCTCCGCTAGAAGCGCGTTCTAATTTACGCGACGCTAAGATGGCCGAGCAACAAGCCGTGATTAACGCTGAGCTTGCGGCGGAGAAAAAACCAACGGATACAAACTTAGGCGAACTTGGCAAAGTGCGTCCAAGCGACGACTTAAAAGAAGCGCCACCACTAGAAACAACACCCGAAAAAGTTCGCGCCGACCGCATTGCCGCGCTTACTGAAATTAATATCCAACAAGGTATTCCCGCAGAAAACGCTGAAAATATTGCCACACGCAAAGTTGATGCCCAGCTAAAGGCCGAGAATAAAGACGCCGCCATAAAAGTACCTGAGAACCGTGTTGAGCAAATCACGCAAGACTTAATTGCGTCTGGCGTCCCACCACAGCAAGCAGTAATTGATGCCCAAAACCTAGCTCAAGAGGAAGTGCAAGCGGATGAACTTGCGCGGGTAGAAGCTCAAGGAGAAACAAATGTTGGACAGACTATCACCGAGCCAAGTAGAGACAGCGTTCAAGTGGCTGGACAGCCCAGTGCAGAGCCCCCCGCCGGAGGAGTTGGAGTCGCTGAGCCAAGTGGAGTGGTTCCTGCTGGACAGGATGTTACAGGGGTTGTTGGAGGAGAAAGACTCGAGCCGACTGCAATAGAAGAACCCGTAACTGAAACACCTAAAACACCTGAAACACTTGCACCAGCCGCAATAGAAGAACCCGTAACTGAAACTGAAGGAGCCCCACTTGGCACTGAAACCTCTGAAACCATCGAAGCAGCGCAAGAAGGACAAACACCACCAACAACCGGAGCAGTAACCGGTAAGCGTGGTCGGCCACCCGCCCCGCAAAAGCATGTAGTAGCACAGAACCCCGAAGGTGGGTTTGAACACGTTACAGACGGTGCAGTAACCGCGACCTACAAGAACAGGAAGCAAGCTACTGCGGCTGTAAATCTGGCTAAAGCGCAAGACAGGGGCGATGCTGCCCGTGCTACTCAGTACCAAGCTGAACTTGATAAAGCACTTGCTTCACAAGGCCGAGGCCGACCAGCTAAAGCCCCATCAGAAGACGGCACTGTTGAAGTAGATCAGGACACCAAAGTAGAACTTGCTGCCTTGGAGTCGGCGCTTGAGACGTATAACTCGCCCGCAGAAAAAACTAGCATAGCTAATGCAGCTATGTATATCAACGACGCTGCAAATGATCCTAGCGCACCCAAAGCAGTGCGTGAACGTGCCAAGCAGATGCTTGAAGAAGACATCGACCCCAAGGACATTCCTAAAAAGATGCGTTCTTCTGAGGCCAAAGTAGCCAAAGCTGACACAGGGTTTAGCGGACTGGTTAACGGCTCGCAAGCAATTGCGCAAATCATCAAGACAGGCAATCTGTTCCAGCGGTTTGTGGCCCAGCGCATTCGTAACTTTGTGGTTGGCGTTAAGTTTGTGGTTGTTGAGAAGGGTGATGCAACCCCGGCCAGTATTCTTGCCGAGTTAGAAGGTGCGCGGGGCTTGTTTGTGATGCTAGGGAAAGAACGTACTATCTACGTGCGTGGTAGTAGCTTCGGAGACCAACAGGGTATAAATAATATAACAGTGCTACATGAATTGTTGCACGCAGCAACGGCTAGTCGTATTACAGCAGGTCTATTGAAAGGCTTTAAAAACGCTAGTTTGCAGAAATTTATGCGCGAGATGGACGGCATCATGAAGCGTGCCGAGCAGGAATACAAAGACTTGGCGTACCTTGACATGGTTGATGAGGACGTTAACGACATAGTTAGCAGAACCTACAACGACAAAACAGACAGCTACGACATATTTAAAGACCCTAATGAGTTCTTGGCTTACGGCATGTCTAGCCCGGAGTTCCAAAAGTTCTTGATGCGCGTGCAAGGTGTACGCAAAGAGCCAACTCTCTTCTCTACGTTTGTTAGCAGTATCCGTGATTTGTTTGGTATCAAGCAGGGTGAAGCTACTGCGTTCACTGACTTGGTTGACATCACAGACAAGATGCTTGATACAAGACTGACAGCAGTTGAAACAGGAAGAACTTCGCTCCAACAAAAAGGCCCAGAAGATTTGTTCGACGAAGAGGCCGACTCTAAAGTAAAACGCACCGCTGCTCAGCTTGAAAAAGACGCAAAGATTGCAAAAGAAAAAGTGCGGCTGTCCCGTGAAGGCGAAGAGGCTAAGAACGTTGAGTTGATGCAGTTGGCGCGTGACCCCAAAGCTGTGCGCGAAATACTGGCTAACGTAACTGATGCGCTGGGGTATGCCAAGCTACAAGCTACTGTGCGCCTTCCTACGTTTGACTTCTTAGCTAAGTGGGCCGCTGATGCGGGTATACCTGCGCTAAATAAAGCTAACACTCAAATGCAACGCATGTTGGGTATGTCCCAGAAGTTTTTGGTTGGCGCAGAGCAGATAATTGGTTCTATGAACCGTGGGTTTAAGGAAGACCCCAAACTTAGCCGTGAGAAATTTTCAGAATTTGTGTACGCCACTACGCTGGCAGAGATAGACCCGTCTGACACTAGCACCCGTGTACGCAGTAAAGAACTTGATGACGACTACAAAGCACTCGGCCCTGTCGGTCAGCGCATGTACAAGAAGTTGCGGGACTACTATGAGTCAGTCATTGAGTTGTACTCTGATCTGTTGGACGAGCAGATAAATAACTTGCAGGGTATGACTACGGAAGAGAAGAAAAATCTGATGGCTGTCTTGCGTAAAACATTTGAAGCCGAGTCGAGGATCAAGCCTTTCTTCCCGTTAGTGCGCCGTGGTGATTTCTTCCTAGCCATTGGCTCGGGTGAGCAACGCTTGTTCTATCTATTTGAGACTCGCGCAGAACGTAATGAAGCGGCTAAAAAATTAGCGGCTGAACGGGGGAAAAGTTTAGCTGAGTTGGTGGCCGATAAAGAGTTTGAGCAAGGCAACGACCTAAAAGAACTACGCGCCGCATCACAGAACTCAAGCGAGATGCTTAAAGAAGTTTTTGCAGCAATCGACGCCAAAGACTTGGGCTCGCCTGAAGCTAAAGAAGGTTTGAAGGATGCGGTCTACCAGATCTATCTGACCACAATGCCGGAGCAATCGTTCCGCAGGCAGTTTACTCACCGTAAAGGTCGGGCTGGTTTTAGTACAGACTTGCAGCGAAACATTGCGACTACTGCTTCTAAACAATCCATTCAGTTGGCACGTTTGAAGTACGGGCCGCTTCTCCGTAACGCAATGTCAGAAGCGCGTAACTCTATTGCCGAGCGTGAAGAGTTGTCCCCGTTTGTGCAAGAAGCTGAGAAACGTATTGACATGGCGTTGTCTGGCGCTCACGGTTCTTTAAGCGAGTCTGTTGCTGGTGTTGCAAACAAAGCGTCTTACTTCTGGTACTTGTCTTCTGCTGCGTCGGCATTGATTCAGCCTTCTAGCATATTTATTTCTGGTTTGCCTGTACTTGCTGGTAACTACAACAACGCTACAGGTGCGGCTACTGAGCTTGCAAAGATGACCACTCTGGTTAATCAATACAGCGTATTCCGCCCTAATGTAGACGGTACAACCTCTATTTCTGCGCCGAGCATTGCCAATAACAAAACTCTTCCTGCCGACGAGCGCAAAGCTATCGGTGAGATGACAGCCCGTGGTGTGTCTGAGTCAACCTATGCCTCTTTGGTGTGGGGCTACAAAAGCATGTCCACCGAGCAGTTTGAGGGTGTTGTAGGTAAAGGCAAGCGTCTTGCAAACTTGATGGTCGGTGCATTGATGCACAACACTGAGCGTTTAAGCCGTGAGGCCGTGTATCTAGCTGCGTATCGGTTGGGTAAGAAGCAGGGACTTGACTACGACACTGCCGTACAAAAAGCTGTTGACTCCACCAACGAAGCGCTGGGTAACTACGACGTTACAAACCGCCCACGGTTTATGCAGCAAGGTATTGGCAAGATTGCGTTTCAGTTCAAGACGTATCCGTTGCAGATGTCTTTGCTGCTGCTAACCAACTTTAAGAAGATGCTCCCCTTCCTCAACAAAGAAGGCAAGAAAGAAGCAGCTACTAAATTCTTTGGCATGATGGGCACATCATTCTTGCTTGCTGGTGCGGCAAACATGGCTTTGATTAACCCAATCATGGGGCTTGCTGGATGGGCTTGGAGCCAGTTGAGTTTGGACGACGACTGGCCTGAAGAACTTAAAAATATTGACTTCTTTACTTGGTTCTTTGAAGTACTTCTCCCCGATAAGTTAGGCGACGTTACGCTTGGCGGCGTGCCCGTAAGCGACCTCGTTAAAGAAGGCCCATTTAATGCGCTTACCGGATGGGCTATTGGTGCTCGTATTGGACTAGCCGATCTATTTGGGCGTGACAGCAAAGAGACTAAGACTTCTCGTGAAAGCGCAATTGCTTTTATGCTGGATCACTTTGGTGGCCCGACTGCCAGTTTGATGTTAGGTTTTGCCGATGCCTACGATGCTTACGCAATGGGTGACTACCAGAAGATGTTGGAGCGCATGCTCCCCGCTGTGGTTCGTAACCTTGTAGTTGCTAACAAATACGCAGACGAAGGTATGCAGACTGGTCGCGGCAAGGAGTTAGTCGGCAAAGACGATGTAAAAACGGGTGAAATAATTGGCCAAGCAATTGGTTTCCGTCCTGATATCCTTGCCGCTACTCAAGGCCCAGCGTTTAAATATTCGGGTATCGAGCAAAAAATCAATAACCAACGCAACTTGATACTGAACAAACTTGATTTCCAACGCCGTAAAGAGACCGATGCAGGGGATGATAAGTTTGCCGACATCATAGAGAACGAAGTTTCTAAGTTCAACAAGAAGAACCCGTCTTACGCACTTGATGCCGACTCCATCTACAATTCGCTTCTCAAGAAGGCTGAACAACGTGCAAGCTCTCGTGCAGGTGTGAACGTCACGGAGAAGAATGTTTCAATCGTTGGAGAAGCTGCGGACAAGCTGCAAGATCGTCTAGATCGACGGGCCACTGAGATGGCGGCTAAACGAAAGGCAGAAAAAATCCCCGGTGATTAGCCGGGGATAAAGAGGAGTAGCAACGTCAGCAACTGCGAGAAGCCAACATGAGCAGTGTAGCTCAAACCCGCCACACTCGCAAACCTTTGATGCCTTCCTCTATAACTACCTTCGTAACTGTAGGCATCTTTAGCCGCTTACTTATTGCCGCAATTGTTCTCCGGGCGGCTTTATCATCAATGCAGGGTACAAAGAAAGAATAGCCGCGCCGGAACTTAGACCAGTCAATCTGGTACGACACCGTCTCTATTTTCATCTGCAACCGCAAAAGTATCCATCTGTAAGAACTCGGCGGCTGAGGCATCGAACTTCAGCACCCGAACTGCGGGGGACACAACCTTCATGCCCTTGGACATCCGCTTGTTCACACCGTCCACATAAATCTTGGCATTGCCCAACTCTTTCAGAGTAGTCTTGTAGTTGATCTGCTGCTTGACGCAAAAGTCTTTGAATTGCTTGGCCGCAATAAATAATTCCTTAGTGTCTGGCTCGTAGCGTATGAGTAGCTCTCCACGGGGCTCGAGCATAGGCATGGACTGTAGGTTGCTACGAGAATCGACTTCACCGTTCACTACTAGGGCGTTATTGATGTGCGCATTAACGAACTCACCAAGGATTGTTACGGGTGTTGAGTTAGGTGCTTGGATCTCAAACCGCATCTCGTTAAGCATACCCTTGAGCCAGTCGTACACAGCTTTCATGTCGTAGTCGTGCAGTTCCAGTTGGGACGCAATCAAACCACCAGCTATGTTGCAAGCTGATACAGCCGACCAGAAACGCTCCTTCTGACTAAACTGTACTTCTTTATCGAGCCGAGCCTGAATCTTACGCATCAGGGCTACTGCTTCTTCCAAGTTATTGACAAGCCACTGGATGTAGATTTCACCGGCATGGCCAAAGTTCTCACGCAGTTGGTGGTCAAACATCTGCTTGCCCTCCTGCACACCAATCGCGCTGTTAGGTTCGATCTTGTACTCGAGCAGACGCATAGACTCGCCATCGGGTGTATTCTTTGCCGCACCTAACTTTTCGTAGAAGCTGGCGTTTGCCGAGCACAAAGTCGTGCCCTGCCAGCTAGTGTTGTTAACACGCAGAGTGTTTGTTGAGCCGTTCATTTTGTTTTTGCCACGGCCTTGGCTAATGCTGTACGCCAAGTCAGAGAACTCCATGCCACTGAGGTTGGTAATCTCGTCGATGGTGTTGGGCAGGTTGTTCATCACACCAAGCTGGTGCATCTTTGCATTGAACGTATCCTTGTACATGGAGGTCAACTCCTTGGGCTGACCGTACACGCTGTTGCACATAAACAATGCCGTCGACTTGCCCGAACCAGAGTCAGGGTGAATCACGTTGATGATCGCGCCTTCAAGACCTGTGAACTTCAGCAGTGGTGAGCCAAACGCTGTGAGCGCGGCAAACGCATGGGGTTCGAGCCCCTTTCTAGCGTACATGTTGAACGCTTCTTTCCACTTCTCCATCGTGCCTTTAACAATTAGTTTTGCGGCAACATCTTTTGTAACGCTCGACGGCGGGCTGTAAAACACTCCGTCTTTTGTAATCTCTCGATCACCGAGGATGAACTTGCTGTCCCCCTCTACCCAACCAAACTGAGTTCTCATGGTTTCTGCCTTTTTAATGTATTGCAAATTTTTTATAAAGAAAACAACGTATCTTGCGAGTAATTCGTACTGTGACTTATGAGCTACAACTCCGTTGTGTGCCAACTGTTTGCGCAACTCATCGGGTGAAGAGATACCCATCGTAGGGATGCTGAACTCTCGGACACCGTCGTGCGGTAAGTGCAAACGAAACAAAGCTATCTCGCCAAGCTCGGGGTCACGCATGCGCTTGACTACGTAAAAGTCATGCTCGTAAACAAGTTTGGGCTCGGCCTCTTCGTCTTCGCTCTCGGGGCGAATGTAAATGCCACCCTTCTTGCCACGGAAAAACGGAAACGGATACTCTGGGATGTGCTGTATTTCAACCTCACCGTCTTCATCTTCAACGGCGTATTCGTTATCTTCTGCATCGGCCTCTTCAATCTCAACGCCGAGCATGATGGGCGATTTAATTTTGCCTCTATGGATGCAACCCTCACAGCCTTGCGGATTGAGTTTTGCAAATGTCGCGCAGTGGTGTGGGCCACCTTTGCTACGTAGGTTATTAACCTTGTTGTCAACTTCTACGGCATCGTAGCCCTCGTGCTGGTCTGACAGTTTATGTACAGCCTTATCTCCGTCTACGCAAAAAGCTGCAATAGAAAGAGCGGAGCGCCATAACGGTTCTTCGATGCTGTTTTGGTTTTCAAAGCAGTAGTTAAGTTGAGCGCACCCGCCCTCACCCTTCATCATGATCGTCTTAAACCGCTTGACTTTGTTACCCATGAGTGCTTCCATCATCGGGCTCATTGAGCGAGGGATGAAATCGGGTGTATCGTCCTTTGGTTCAGGCGCACCAAGCAAGTCTTTAACTTCTTGGTATGTCATGCGAGGCGTCAACTCGTTTAGTACTGTTACCTCTTTAGGGTCTTCCTGTTTAAAATTGAATGTGCCGGGGATGCGCAGGACACGTGAAGCCTCAAAGACTGAGGAGTCCACAATTAACCCTTGCTCAACGCACAGTTCACGAAGCCTATTGGCTAGTGGCTCCCACTCTCGGCGGGACACTGTTTCTTCTAGCAGCCAGTACGCATGTATGCCGTAGCCGGAGCTAACTAATATTGGCCTTGGTAAGCCGACCGTAATGCAGAACTTCTTGAACTCGTCGAGTCCAGTTTGCTGATCGAGATAGCCCTTGATAATGCCTTTTTTGTCGGGTACACCTTTGGTTGGGCCACAATCAATGTCCATCCACAGAGCACGGAAGTATTTTGCATTTTCATGGGTGCGGTTGTCTAACGAACCAAACTTGGCGCATCCAAAGAACACGTCAATCTTGCGTTTAACAAACCCCTTCGCTAACTCTTCAACCTGTTCCTTAGTCTCTACAAAATGTTGGTCAGGATACTTGCCAATCCCTATCACACAGTAGCGCCCTTCCGGTGGCAGTACCGCATCAAGCAGATCGAAAGATGACATGTTTTACTTTGTTTGGATGGTAGCTTTGGTGCGGGTGATGTATTCGCTGATGACTTCAGCGTAGCAAGGGTAGGGGACAGAGTCCCCCTTGAACCAATTGTAGATAGTCATCCGAGATACCCCGAAGAACCCTGCAACCTCGCTAACGCTAATGTCCGCACGAATACAAACACGTCCCAAGGCCACACCCAAAGACTTAATGTTTGCTTGTTTATTTGCGTACACCAAGCTTTGGCTGTAACCGTAGGGCATAGTTATTCCTCGTCGCTCCAAGCCTTCACCACAGAGTCAAGGTCTTTCTTAACTGTAGGTTTAGGTTCAGCTTTCTTTTCACGCTTAGTTGGCTCTTCAATGGAAGACTCAGCTTTAGGCGCAGTGGCTTTGGAAACTGGTGCATCTAACTTAGCTTGCTTGCCCGCCATGTCAGCTTGGTATGGTGTCATAACGACCATCCTCAACACGTCAGGTTTCTTAGCTACTTCGCTAGTCACAGCAAATTGCGCTTTGTTGATGTAGCCAGTCGGCGTGAACAGCACAGACTGGTTATCGTTCTCTTCGTTGAAACTGATCTGCGTAACAACGTAGTCCAAGCTCTTGCCGTTGTTGGACAAATACTTGGAGTAGTTTTCAAAGGTGTGCGTGTTTTCACCCGCGCCCTCACCGAACAATGACTTGGACGCCAAGTTCATTTGATAGACTTCGCCTTCAAGTGAAGTACCGAAATCCTCTTTCAGCACCATAGCGATACGGCGTGAATAGCGGCAAGACTTTGAGTTGCCCATGCCCGAACCCTTGATGTTCTGTTGGCAGTTGTCGCAACGCTCAGCTTGTGGGTTCTCTGCACCGGCATCAGGTGTGCGACCATCGTTAGAGAAGCAGTCGGGCGCAGTCGGCTCGGCATCAGGACTCCACGGTTTTACGTAGAAGATGCGGCCCACAGCGGGAGATGCGTTAACGATGATGACGTCTAAGCTGCCTTTGACTTTCCCCATCTCTTCACCACCGACCGTCTTACGGAAGATTCCGTTTTTAGGCACGATGCGCTTAACGCCAGTCTTACCGGCGAGTTGTTTTGTAAGCTCGCTAACCCCTGCACTTTGCAGGAAGTCAGGCAAGTCTTCGTTGATGACCATGACATTACTCATTTCATTTTTCCTTTGAACGTCTAACTACCACGGAATAAGAATTCTCCACATTGAGGCCAAGTGGTAGAACTTCGGGATTCTCAGAGAGAAAGTCTTTCATGTTTGTTTGATGAAGTCTCTTCTCTAACAGGCCAAATGCACCGTGCTCCTCTATGAAGTCGTACATTGAATCCCAATCGTTCGTCCAGTACCGTGACTTTACCGAGCGAATGATCGTGCCGTGTGGGGTGCGGATACTATCCGCTTTCATCTCTTTGCATACATCGAGCATCTGTGCCTCTAGCACTTCCATCTGCTCTTTAAGTTCGTTGTCTTCAGACTCAAACGTGCGCTTGTTGTCGGCACGGGCGTCTCTAATCTTGATGTAGATTGTGGTCAGCTTGTCCAAATCTACGGGGGTGACTCTGTCCTTGACGTCTTCGTCCATCTAATTCTCCTAATGGTTAAGTGTGTGGCGGCAAAGGCCCACACAAATCTAATTCTACTCTAACTTTTTACATTGTCAAGAGTTTCCGAAGAAATTTCTTGGCGGTACAAGTCGATTACTTTTTGGTGGTTGTTAATGTTGCCCTGAAGCAGTGCGTACATCTTGGCCTCGATGGGGCTACCCTTGATGTGTACCACAGTCATGTTGTTGACTTGCCCCGGTCTGTCGATACGTGCGTTAGCTTGTAGGTACGTCTCAACACTTGTGCATGGAGCATACCAAATGATTGTGTTGGCGGCAGTTAGCGTTAACCCGTGTGACGCCGCCTTCGGCTGGATGATTAGCACCTTTGGCTCTGGCTGCTCTTGGAACTGCTTGACAATGTCTGAGCGCCTGTTTACAGGAACCGCGCCGTTAATTACTTCGCACGTAATGTTGTTCTTTTGTAAGTGCTTCTCAAGCAGTTGTATGGTGTGCGTAAACGGAACAAACACAAGCACCTTGTGGCTTGACTCTTCGATGACTTCTTGCACCACATTCAGTCGGCTACTTACGTCGAACTCAATGACTTCCTTTGTATCCGTATACACCGCACCTCCAGCTATTTGCAGGAGTTTGTTAATCTGTACGGCAGCGTTAACGGCTGATACCTCTTCGCCAGCAGCCTCGATCAGCATCTGCTTCTTAAGTATGTTGTAGAACTTTAACTGCTGCGGGGTCAGTGGTGCGTCTCGCTCAACAAACGTAACGGGCGGCAAATCAAGGCAGTCGGCTTTCTCAAACCGAATGGCTGGCTGCAAGGCTTTGTGGACAATTAGCTGTGCGGTCGGCTTCGGTATCCACTTGTACATAGTGAGCTTCATCATCACCGTGTCTCGGAACTGACCAAAGAAAGGCGACACACCCTTGGGGTTCACAAGCTTTGCCAATCCGTAAGCATCCACAGGTGACTGCGCAGCAGGCGTACCAGTCAGCATCCACAAGCCCTTGATGTTCTTTGCTAAATCGCGCAAGTCTTTCCAACGCTCAGTCTGCGCGTTCTTATAGGCTGACGCCTCGTCCACTACGATGAGATCAAACCCACCGGCAATGATTTCTTTTTTAACGATGCCAACGCCATCAAAGTTGATGATGACAAACTCAGCACCAGCGTTCACAATTTCTTTGCGCTTACGTGCGGCTCCGTAAGCAATTGATACGGTTCTGTGGATAGCAAACTTAAACAAGTCGTTCTGCCAAGCCGACTTCATGATCGACAGAGGGCAGATCACTAACACACGCTTAATTAAACCAATGGACATCAAGTAGTCCACAGCCCAAATAACTGATGCTGTCTTACCTGTACCTTGCTCGTTGAAGCAGAACGCCTTGCGGTTTATGGTGAGAAATTCTGATGTAGTCTTCTGATGCTCAAACGGCGTGAACCCCGGTGGGCGGGGCCACGTATATTCTGATAGGTTCATTTTTTCTTACGTTCTTTGGTGCTTACTTCTGACACTACTTTGTGGTTTGAGCCACGCTTAAACGATCGGTTGGCTGAAGGCGACTGAAGCTTGACTCCGTTTTTATTAGCGCCCCCTTTAGATAGTGCTTTGATATGAGCAACATCTTTGCCTTCGCGGACATCAGCACGTCCGTCTTTGTTTGTGTCGGCACTTTTCTTGTCAATTGACTCTCGTGCTCGTTGTCGCTCCAGCCGTTCATCAGCTTCTCCTCGTGTAATTTGTTGGGTGTACTCTTTTTTATACGGACGGGGTTTGTTTACGTATGGCATTTTGTTTGACCCTTTCTTTATAAGCGTCTTGGTTAATTACCCACTCACGTTCATTGCGCCCACTACGCGACTGAACTTTTTCACCTGTAAGAAGTACCAAACCCATCTTCTGCAACTCAGGCAGTCGGCGAGATATAGCAACCCCATCCTCACGGTTATTCGTATTAGCTTTCTTAGCTATACCGTCTTTACCTAATGGGCCGTGGTCTAGTAAAGCTTGCAGTATTTGTTGGTAGTGCGCGTGAACAAACTCTTTTACTCTATCCGCTGCCTCATGGCTTGTCGAGGGGTCTGTCTTCCGTGCGCGTACATAATCATTTTCCATTTTTAGCTCCTGTTGTATTCACAATCTCTCACTGCACAGAACTTGCACAGTGGGCCTTGGATTGGGTTCCAGACACCATTGTCCAATGCCGCCTCAATTCTTGCAACATCTTTGGAGGGGGACTCCATGTACTTAATCAACATCTCGGAATGGTGCTCAGCCTTGACGAACTCCTTACTCACCACGAAAAGGAGAGCAGACTTCACCCTCTTGACTTCCGGAAACTTGGCGAACAGGCCACAGGCTACAAGATCGAGTTGCTTCACGTCCGCATATCTCGCATTCTTGCTTGTCTTGTAGTCGACCGAGTGAGCCGTCCCAGTCTCCCGATTGATAACTACCAAATCGGCTATCCCATGCCACCACACATTCGGTGCATCGAAATCGCAACTTTCCAAGTTCTTTGTCAACCCAAGCTTTACCTCGCATAATTTGTCTCCGGGGATTTCTTTTAGAACGTCTAGAGTAGCTTGCATATACGCAAACGCTTTAGGGATCGGGACTCCATCTTTGACGTATTCCTCCGCCACAGTGTGAGCAGTCTTGCCATACAGCGTTGCCGTTGTGTCAGGTTCGACAATGTCCTTAGCTATCTTAGTGTGGTAGTACTTCTTAGGGCACTGCTGAAATGTTTTTAGGCTGCTGAATGACCAAACGATACTCATGACTCATCCCAATCCCATAGGTCATTAGGCCAAACTAGCACAGGGGTTTGTTCACCCAAGTAGCCGCCTTCAATATTGAACTCAATAAACTCACGTGCGTCCTCGTGCAACATGCCATCACGCTTCATAAGAATATCCCGTATTTTCTCCGCGTCGTAAACCAATACAGATACGTGCGTACTGTCACGCCAGATATACGCTGGCCCAATGATCGCTTCGTCGTAGCCGTCGTACTTAATCACCGCTTTACCCCCACGTTAATAGGTGCTGTCTCTCCAGCAGTCACGCCATTGCCGCCCGCGTTTGACGAACTTACCGAGTCACGGGGCAATCCGTAAAAATCCCCATCGTCGGCTGCAAGCTGTATTGTCATATGTTCTCCCTGAGTTGTCTGTAAAAACGGGTCTCTTCGTCCTCCACTTTCCGATACCGCTTGGGGACATCAAACGTACATGTAACCGCAGACCACCACAAACGCAGGATGATTGTCCCACTTGAGTTGTAGTTGGCAAACTCAACCCCAACGCTGGGGGTGAGACCAATGCGCCGATGGAAATTAAAGTGCGGCCTCATGTGTTCACCTTTGGGCCGTATGGTTTTTTCCAATTCTCCTTGAGTTTGTTCACCATGACGTATGCGCTCAGCAAATCAATCACAAGGATTAGTCTGCCTTCGCTGTCTTCGTAAATGGTTTCGTGCATACACTCTGATTTAACAAAGTCAATGAACTCTTCGTAGGTCATGCGTTCTCCTCAATTATTTTTCTCAGACGCTTTACTTCGTCCCAAACTTTGTTCTTCTCAACGTCATAGCCGTACAAGCTGTCGTATGCCTTGCGGAAAGCGGCTGGATCTTCGTGAAACGTAGCCCATGTGTCCTCCCATGCACGATAAAACTTCGGCCTACCTGCGACAAGTTGTTCAAGCTGTACTTTGGCTTGCCCAAACTGTTCTTGTAGTGTCATGCGTTCAACTCCTTCAACATAGCTTGCACCGCTTTTGCAAACACTACTTGTCCCCAAGGCATAGGCGCACCTCGGTGTTCCGCTACCACCTCGTAGTAGATCGCTTCTATCTGTGAATCACTCAGGTTTACCCACGGCTTCTTGTACACCTGTGTATCATCGTCTTCTTCAGTCATGCCCGTCCTCCTTTGCCTCATCAATCAGTTGCTGTTTAACAATCTCCATGCAGCCAATCACAGTCGCCATGTACAGAGAGTCATCGTATTTGTGGATTGTTTTTAATAGGTCTTCAACCAACCCATCGATAAGTTTATTTTGGCCAAAGTTCATGTGTTTTCCCTTGGTGGTGTGCATGTGTGAATCGTGGTCAGGTCAGCAGTGCGCTTAATGGTATTCTTCCAGCGCCTCCAGCGCCAGCTTCAGTGCTTCGTCTTTGGTCATATCAACAAGCTCCAAATGTAAAGCCCAGTAAAGAAAAACAGGGCGGCTATCACTACCAGCGCCACCAGCACAAAACCAACTAAAACGCTGCCAACCACTTGCCACACTTGCGGCACTGGCTCAATGTCATCAGGTATTGCCGGATACGGCTTGATTTTGCGGGTTTCGATGGCTTGGCAAATGTGGTCACACTGAGGCGTATGTGGGCAGATTGCTCCTGTGTCGCAGTTCATGTCGGCTCCTTCACTTCTTCAGTCTTATCCAAATACGCCCTCAAGCGCTTGACCCGATTCTTGTTGTACGCCACCAGTGCAGTCGCATATTCCACGCCTGACTCTGCCTGTAATAGAGCGTGTTCTGCGTGAAGTAGCTCATGTGTCACCGCTTGAATCGGCGTAACGGTCTTGAGCATCAGCTTGAGTTCTGTCCATAAATATTTAAACATTGTTGCCCCTCTTCTTTTTCAGTTGGTTAATCTTGCTCGGGAGGGAATCTAACTTCCCAAAATCCGTAGGCATCGCCTCGACTCCAGCGTTCCCATGAATAGTGAATGTCTCTTGTCTTCTTGTTGATGTACTTCCACAGTATGCGCATTCCATTTTCAGCATGCTCCATAGTCTTTCACCAAGTAAGCTTCGCGTTTACGGGGCTCCCCGTTACCGCGCACAAATGAATTCCACCAATAGATACCGCTTTTGCGCTGCTTAAAGTGGCCTCGCACGTAGTGGGCTGAAATATCTGAACGGCGACTTACAACACCCTCGGTGGTGGCGCTCTCAATCTCTTCCAAATGCAGCAGTGTGTACGCACTAGCAGAGTATGCTTTCTGTTTTTTACCGCCAAGCTTCATGCCTTTAGGGGGTACTCGTGCGGAAACTTTAGTCCGACCTACTCCACTTTTACAGCTAAGCAAGAGATAGGAGGCAAACATAAGACATGGAATTTCTGTGGCAGCTTCCCTGATATGTTGTTGTGTTTCAGGCGCTGCAAATAGTTGTTTAAATCGCTCGGGTGGAACCCCCGCTTTTTCTGCGGCTACGATAAACGATGTGCACGGTACGATGTTGCAATCAATAGCATCCTCTCCGTTGACCCTAGAGCTAAGGGACACTTTAAGTGCGCCAAGCGCATTCATGCCAAATAAAAACATAAAAAAGCTATGCTGAATACGACCGTCAACAAACTCCCAATACGGCAAACAAGTAAACACACCTTCGTTGATTTCTTGGATGTATGCGCCGATGCGTGTTATCTCAACGATGCCGTTTATAGTGCCGTTGTGCCGCAGTTTGCGAATGTCCTCTGTTAGCGGGTACTCGATCACCGTATGCGGGTACGGCATACGCAATTCAGCAAGGTTAGGCATCTTGAAAGACTTAGAACGCACAAGCATCTCGGCGCTCAACGCAACTTCGGGCGACAGGATAAATGTTTGCACATCCTTCTTCGGTACGTTGTGCCGGAACTCAGTCGGCAATCCAAGATCATTAGATGTAACACGGTCAAAAAACTTGTCGATAAGTGGCTTATTAGCATGCTCCATAATTTCTCCCGTACCCTGCCTCGCAGTTCAGTGGTAAATCCATGCCCCAATCTGGTCGTGTACGCATGCACATCTCAACGTACTCCATAGCGTTTTCAACCTGTTCAGACGGCACAATGCAAGCGATAGCGTCATGCACAGTCATAACCACTCGGTACTTCTTCGCAACCAATAGCATCTGCTCACCGATCACAATCCGAGCCAAGGCTTGACACACGTTCTCAATCACCTTGCCGCCGTAGATGCGTGTTGGAATAATTGCTTTGCCCTTCTTGGTGTCGTATACAAGTTCGATCTCGCCGTCATCGTCTTGGAGCTTACGCAAGTTGGGGTAACGCAAGTACAAGGTGTTGGGTAACAAAATACCCTTGACGCCCTCGACTTTTAAAATATCGCCTCGGCCTAGCGTGGTGTGCTGTTTCTGTAGTATGGACTTTAGGGCTGACGCCGCAGACTTCCATAGCTCAACAATCTTCGGATACGTTGCGCGGTACGTGTCAATAATGCGTGTCGCTTCGTCCAAATCAATCGCCACACCAAAGTTCTTGAGTTGCGCTTGGAACTTCTTTGCCCCCATGCCGTAGCCGCAACCAAGAATCGTAGTCTTGCCAACAAACCTCTCGTCTTTTGTAATCGCTGACACATCTTTGTTATAGATAGCAGACGCCATAATTTTATAAACATCTTCACCCCTATCAAACGCATCTACCAAGTCGTTCTGTTCTGCAAGCCATGCCAGCGTACGGGCTTCAATTTGTGATGAGTCTGAGTCAATCATCAGATACCCATCCGGCGCTTCGATGCAACTCTTAAGCACAGAACCCCGTGGTAAGTTCTGCAAGTTCAGCTTGTCATCCCCGCCCCAACGTCCAGTGTGCGCGGCATAGTAGCGTAGGGGTACAGGTAACGCACCGCGCTTGGCAATACCAATGAACCTCTCAGTTCTTGTCTCTTCTATTGTAGATTTAGTGCCCAATCTCGCTGCTACTAAAGCCTGTACCTCGGGGTTTTCATGTTCAAGCAATGCCTTGAACGCTTCGTCTGTCTTGGAGAATGCAAAGGTTTGTTTGCCCGTCGCGGGGCTGACCTTCATAGGCGGCTCGACACCAAGCTTTACAAGCAACTCGGCAAACTTTGGGTTGCTCATCAAATCATCGCGGTCGTAGTTAGCCAGTGCAAAGCGCTTCTTTTTCACAACCTCTTCTAAGTAGCTGTCTAACAAAACGGTATCTAAGCGCAGTACCGGCTCGGTGAACATACGCACAGTCAAGTCGATCAGGCGCAACTCAACCTTGGGGAAACCTTTGCTCATCTGCCCAAACAATTCCCACGTAAGCGCCACATCGTTCTTGCAGTAATCGCCGTACCTAGCCAACTGCTCGGGGCTGAAGTCGGCACGGTGCAGACCCAAGGCGTTCTCAACCTCCGTACCCTTCTCGCCAAGGCCGTAGTAATTAGCTAGCACCTTCAAGCTACCACCTACCTCCGTACCGTGTAGCGCTCTGCCCATAGACAAAGTATCAAGCCAACCTTTAGGGCTGAGTCCGTAGACCCACTTCAAAATTGCACCATCGAACGGGGCGTTGTGCGCAATAGCTAAGCTGTTAGCCCAATCAAATTGAGCAAGGAACTGGTGCATGGATTCAGCATCGCCGCTGAACCACTCGGGCTTTGCATCGTCCACCTGTACAGCTACACCGATAGCCTCAAACTGCTCACTGCGAATGTATTCCTCAGTGGTAACTTTTGTTAGGCTGAACTCACGTGAGTAGTAGGTCTCAAAGTCAATCGTTAAAAATTTCATGCGAGCTCTTTCAATACAAACTCAAGGGGGGATGGTCGCAGATTAAAACTCTCCTCGTTAAGAACTAGGGTTATGCCCCCTGCATCTTGTATCTCGCGTAGGTTTTTTTGTTGTAGCGCAGTAACTTTACCCTTGCCAGCCTTGGCTTCGATAGCCACAAAGTGACCGTTGATGCAACACAGGAAGTCGGGCACACCGCTGTTGCCGTAGCCAGTGCCGATAGGCATGGCGTAGTAGATGTTGTGGGCTTTTAAGATAGCCTTGATCTTGGCTTTAACTTTTGCCTCGGGCGTGGTCGCCATCTAACACTCCAATTTGTTTTCGAGTCTTAATTCTATCCGAAGTTTTTACTTTGTCAATACTACAGACGCAAAAAAGCCACCCGAAGGTGGCTAGTGATTACCCTAACTCCTAACAAAAGTTAGGACAGGCTCTCGATCTCTCGCTCCAAGTACCACTGCGCTTTACGTAGGTCTTCGATCTTGTTGCCCTTGTGGTCGGCACGTGTCAGGTACTTCACCACGTTACCAAGGCGGTAGTTCAACTTCTTAGCTTCGATGAAGTCAATCGTCTCGATTCCCCCTACTGTGTAATGAGCAGGGTTGTTAACCGGGTCGCCTCGGTCGCCTTCCATACGTATCTTCGCCCTACCCGTTGTCGCTGCGTATGCCAACTCCATCATACGGTCTTTGTACGTATCGGTAACTGTATCCTCGACCACTGGAGTGTCTGAACTAAAGAAACCCAACCGTTTCCAATTAGGTTTGTGTGCGGGCTTAGTCTTCTTCGCTGCCTTGGCCTTCTTCGCTATCTTGGCCTTTTCTTTACTCTGCACTATGTATACGTACTGTTTGCTAGAGCCCACTGCCTTGCCTATTTCTGCTGGTTTAGCTTTGGGGTTAGCCGCAATGTACTCACGGATTTGCGCCGCTTTGTTTTGTGCTGGTTTAATCATGCTTTATCTCCTGTTTGGTTGCTAACATACTCGGTAAGAATTTCTCTCATCTTGGCTTGCTTTGTATACGCGAAGTTTGTGTTGAAGTAATCCATCACATCCTTTGGTAGACGCAAGCTCGTACAGAACAGTGCGGGTTTCTTACCAAGCCCCCGCCCTTTCTTTTGTTGTTCCAGTTTTAGGTTCTCAATCCCTGTCATTTTTACTCCCCTTCTTTTTAGGTTCGGTCAGCAGTGTTTCCACAGTCTTGAATACGTGGTCGTTAAAACATTTCCTACGTCTTACGTAGCCTTTGCTAGTCAGTCGTGAGTCTTTAATCTCCGTTGGGGCTTGGCATAGGGGGCATTTCATACATCTATTACCCCCTCTAAAATATATCTAATCCTGTCGGGCATGTCGGCTCCTCCAAACTGTCGAGCATTCACAAGCGCTCGGTCAATTTCAATCAACGCCAAGTAGTAGTCCTCACCCTTCAACGCATGCTTGAGCTTGGTCTCATCTTGTGGATACGTGAACTCAAGTACGGCTTTCATGCACGGCCTCCTTGTCGACCAACAAAACAAATATCTCACTCGTCACCTTGCAGCCTACGTCAGTGATGTACTGCTCGTCTTCCACCAACTTGAGCATACCCATCTTCATACGCATATCCACGGGGAGCGTATTATCATCGTATAGGTCTACCTTGTCACCTATCCTGACTAGATACTTACCCGAGTCTTTGACCACTAGCGCAGTTTTACTGTCGTTGAAGTCCTTCTGAACACGCTCGATAGTTTTCATCTCGGTGTTAATCACCTCTAGCTTTTCCATGCTAGTAGTAATCTTTTGCCTAGTGTCCAGTAGCGCTTCCTTGTCGATGAACTCCAAGAACATTGGCATGCCCTTGCTCTCAGCCCACGCTAGCAACGCACCATGCACTGTGCTGGTATGGGTCTGACGCTCTCGCTCTTTGTTCCAAGCTCCCCGAGTCACTACACGTTCTGCCGCAGCATTAGCCTTGCTGATACGCTCAGTCGGATTCATCTTGCCAAACATCTTCTTCGCCATGAGTACAGCTTTGTCTGCATCAGCAGTGCGATACGAATCGCTACGTGATCGGCTCTTACCAATACGGTCGTTGCTGATAGAGATCACATAGCCCCGGCTACCCATGTAGCTGTTTGTAATGCAACCCAAAGGCTCACCGTCTAACTTGACAACAAAGTTATCCACCATGTACCCACTGGGGACGTTACCTCTAGCCCTAGCCTCGAATATCCAAAGCGGATTCAACGTAGCCAGTCGGTTAACCACAGGGTCGATCAACTTGTGAACGCCTCCGATCTTGCTACGCTGCCCCTCTAAGTCTTCGCTGAGCACCACGTTGCTCAAATTCAATGTATTCATACTCATACTCACCTACTCCTAACAAATGTTATTACCATTCGAACTTACCAAGGATGGCGTCAACCTTGGACTTCAGATTCTCACGAACCAGCGGGCTATCCTTGACTTCTTCAATGTCGGCCCCGAGCATGGCTAGTTCTACTTGCCTACGTGCATCCTCCAGCTTCGGGTCGTTAGTAACGTTCAGTTTCGTCAGCAACTCACACAACTCCAGTGGGTTGGAGATCAATGAGTCGTGGAAACGCTTCTTCTCATCGCCTGAGCTTTCCAGCTTCTCAGACATACCTAAGAGAACTTTATGCAGGCGCTCCCACGGTGCTCGCATCGCTTCGGCCAGCTTGTCCGAATACTGACCTTCGTACGCGGCTCGCATCTCCTCTAAGTCATGCGCGGGAATGTCCAAGCGAAAGTCACCAGCCTCGGGCAAAGGCTTCACGCTACGTCTAAAGCTGAACTTAGTCTTAACATTTGTTAGATCAGGATAGTCTTCTGCTTTGTACATACCGGCAAGGTTCACCTTGGCATCCTGCACCAGAGTCTCGTACTCATCAAAGAAGTTATCGCATAGCATGTTGAACGTACGCTCGTATCCATTCATAGTCTGCTTGTAGTCCATGAATAACTTGGTCGGCAACATGCGCTCACCCTTGTCAGCCCACGGCAACGTGTGTTGGTTGTGATAGAGACGTACCCTTGCGGCGAACTTCTCGATGTCTGCTCGTAGGCTTGTACCCGCAAACAGATTCTTCTTGGTCTGTGATGCGTCCTTGTGGGCAGACGCATTGGTGTTGACTTGGTTCGTAAGTTCACGGTCGATCTTTGCGGCAGGCCAAACGCTAAGGTTCAACTCGACCAAAACTGCTGATGCGCTAATACTCATAATGTTTCTCCTTCTGATGATAAAAACTCTTCTTCAAGCCCTACCAAAAACTCAATCACTTCGGCAAGGCTCGTACCAAAATTCTCGTTGGCTGTAGGTCGGCGCTTGTCTGCCGATGTCATGGCATTTCGTAAGTCATACGCTGCGAACAGCGCGTTCTGTACATCTTCTAATTTCATTTCAATTCTCCTTGGTTGGTTTACCGGCTAACTTAGCCATACGATATATGTCGTCGGCAATGATGTGCATGGGGAACGGTTTGTCGTTCTCATACACGTGGAACGTATTCTCATTACCACTACCTCGGTACTTGTTCTCGTACCTCTCGGCTCGGCTAAGAATCTCACTGAGTGTGAACGCATCCTTGGCGCTCATCACGTAATCTGAATACCCCATAGTCACTACAATCATTTTTGCTCTCCTAACATTTGTTATGAACCACCACTTAGTCCTTGACATGAACTGTTTTGCCATTGCCTGCAACACAATCGTTTCCTCCTACGATCGCCCACAGTACAGGCGCAGTCCAGTCGCTACCCCAGTCTTCACCCACGTACCCATCGGTGAGAACGATGACGCACTCGGGCGCAATGTGCTTGTCTTTCAAGTACCTAGACACGCATGAGGGTGACGTACCACCACCGCCTTTAGGCTTGGTCGAGTTAATGATGTTGGACACATCGTTCTCGGTGTACTCTTCGTGTGCGGCTACTCGGCTATCCCAATAGATCAAGTCCACTTGGCTCGGCTTAACTTCTTCTGCGATACCCCTAACTTCTGTTAGGAAGCCCGACAACTCTTCCTGCCCAACAGAACCTGACGTATCCACAGCAATAACCAAGTGCCCTACCTTCTCACCGATCAGGCTCGGCATGTAGATACCCGTAGACAAGAACCTACGATTCACCCTACGCCATGACGATGTATCTTTTGCGCTACACGTAGACTTCACGAACTCACGCAACATCTCACGCCAGTCGACCTTCGGCTCAAGCAAGTCAAGCAAGTCCCGATCTAGATCACCACCACCAGTTCCCGCGATCTTTTGGTGCGCCATTACCCCTTGGCGAATAGCCTGATCTATCTCGCGCTCGAGAACCTTCTTCTCCTCCTCGGTCATCTCCTTTGCCCCAGCCCAGTCGTGCTCATCGAACCCACCGGGGACATCGCCACCACCGCCCGAGCTGCCGTTATCCTCCTGCTTCTCTTTGAGTAGGTCGAACACTTGTTTGGCATTGAGGCCGCGATACTTCTCGTCAACCAACCCCATCGGTTTGCCCTTGAGTTCACCATCTGCCCAACGTGGCATCGCAATGAGTCGCTCGCTCGGATCGAGGTCTTTGAGCTTGAGGTTAATAACGTAGTCACAAGCAGAATTAGCGAGCTGGTGATCTTCATCATGCAGCTTCTTCCATGTGGTCAGGTGACGGAATGCCTTGTGCAAGTTCTCATGCAACACCACGAAATTCAACTCGGGCTCTTTGAGTCCGGCTACAAACTTACGCCCGTACATCTCGTCACGCCCGTTGGTGCATGCAGTCGGAATGTTGTCCACTACGCTAGTACGCCCAACCATCAAAATGCCCGACCAAAGAGCAAACTTCGGGTCACGCATCAAAGTAATCTTCGCCTTCTGAACTTTTCTTTCTTCTAACATTTGTTACCCTTCGTTTAAAATTGTTAACATCTTCGCTACTACTCGCTTATCAGTATGCTCAAACACAATCGGAAAGCCATCCGTCTCGGCGTCTCGTATGATTAGCCCCTCTACCTGTAACCGAGCAACCCCAGTCTCCTCGGGGTAGGGCACAGTCACCCACTGCATGTAGTAGCGGGGTAGTTTCTTGAGGTCACTTGCTGACATACCATTCATTCCTAACATTTGTTAGGTATCTCAGAGCAGGTCTTGGTTCTTAACAACCCAGTCCTTGAACGCACTGCTTGAGAACGCAATGCTCTGCTTAGTGGAGTTCTTGGCAATGTTGATAGCGAACACGGCTTGCCACTCGGCATCGAACCTCTCCAAGTACTCCATGAACGGGCTAATGGTTTCCTTCGTAATGCGAGAGATAGCACCGAACACCACAATAGCGCAGGCTCCCGAACTTGTCGGTACTGTCGTAGTCTTTGGCTCTTTGATCGTGGCCTCCCATGTGGGTAGCTGATCTGAGAACTCAATGTACGCTTGCATATCACGCGCACCGGATTCACCGATCGCACCAGTCAAGGCGGCAATCACTGAATCAGGGTCGTTCTCTTTGCGAGTGCGGACAATGTTGCTCGCCGTCTCCAATGAGCGTGGTGATACGAACGCATGCTGAGTCTTGCGTGGGTTGTAGATGTACGGGTTGTCACCCTGCGCCCCATCGGTGTAGCTTGCGAGTACTTGCGGGAAACGGCTCACCCATGCAATCACCTCGGCTTCGATACCTTTACCGATCGCCCACTCAATCCACTGCTCGGCATCGGGTTTAGCAATCGTTACTGGGACTAAGCGGTTACGGCTATGTGCTTTGAGGGAATCACCCACTCCATCGGTAGTTAGATTACCTGTGAGAAACACAATGGTTGGCGGTGAAGTGGTGAGGGGGATGTCACCAAGCCTCGGGTTAGCCTTCTCTAGCATGGGGTGAAGCATGTTCTTCACGGGGTCAGCACCCTTAGTGAACTCATCGAGCATGATGACCAGCGGCTTCTTCTCGTGTATCTTGAACCTAGCGTTAGGGTAGTAGCGGGTAGTCTTTGTGTCGTGGTCGATCACAGGCATCGCAATATCGCCCAAGTCCATGTTCGGCACATCGATGTACGCATGCTCATAGCCGAGGGAGTCAGCGATATTCTCTAGTAGGGAAGACTTCCCAATGCCGGGCTCACCTTGCAGTAAGAACCGAGTCGTTGGGTTTGTGCGGATAAGGTTAGCCGCTTGCTTGAGCGTGATGCTCTTACCGAAATTGATTTCTGCCATTTTCAATCCTTCTGATTACGCTAATATTTCTAACAAATGTTAGGGGGTTGCGCTCTAAACGCTTCCACCTACTCTAACTACTACAGACACAATTATCCATAGCAACCTTAATTATACCACAATTTAATGGGTATGTCAAGTTTCTCGCCTATGCTTCTCCTCTCAATTTGTATGCTTTAATAGTCTTGAGTGTGGGGTACTTGGTAGTGAACCTCTGCTTCGCCACCGTCATACTCTTAGCTTCGAGGCTCTCGGCAATCCATCTGCCGAACCCACCACTCCACCCTGTCACGTAGTATCTAGCTAACATTTGTTAGACCCCCATTAAGTTTCTGTACTGCTTCATAAGTTTCTCCGACCCCTGCGCCAACAGCACAAAGTTATATTCAGGGTTAGGCTCGCGCAGTTGGCTCTCATGCAAACGCTGGTATCTGTAGTCCATGTCCGTAAGCACGACAACCACCTTCGTGTGTGGTACTCGGCAAAGGTAATAGTTGTTCATCTAGCCCTCCCTGCTCGGTTGATCGTTGTTAAGTTCCCACTCCCTAACATCTGTTAGTTCCTCCCTAAGATTATTTCGTACCACTTCCCTAGCATCCAGTCGGCTTGCAAACCAGCTGCTCAGTCCTCGGCACTCGTCTTGTAACAACCTCATCATGGCCTCCAATAAAACAGGTCTAGGGCTACGACAATAAGACAAAGCAGGAACACCACGCGGGTGATCTTCTCGGTTCTAGTCAGCATCTTGTACTCCCTCCTTAGTGTGTATGGGCAACTCCCTCACCTGCAACATGGGCTTGGACTCCTGAATCCTTGCGTACTTCATGGCCTCATCTAACATTTGTAAGTAGTCGGTCTGGCTAACTCGCTTGGTCAGCTTGTCCACCTTTACGTGTCTTGGCCTCATTTGTTTGCTCCTTTTCTAACAATTGTTAGGCTTTTTCTACGGCTTCTCGGACTGCATTGAATCTCCGCTCGTAATAATCTGCTTGGTACTCGGCTTCCTCCAATGCTTTGTCAAACGCTTCTCGCATGTGCTTCAATCTCTCCTCGATATATATCTCGGCTTCGTTCATGGTGTACTCGGGCTTCTTAAACTTGTCCCGCTCCTCCACGCTCATGGTTTCAAACTCATGCTTCGCAAGCGATACCAAGTCGGCAAATACAGTTAAACCTGCCATTCGATTAACTGTCGGGCGCTCGTGCTCTGCCATGTACAGCAGAAAAGCGGCTATCTTTTTTGTGTCGCTCATTTGTTTGCTCCTTTGTTGATATGGTTTAGAACCGCAATCCAGAACTTGCGCCCTGCTTCGTGGCTGTCGTAGGCAAACGCATGGTCAGTCGCCCTTTCCTCGGGCGTGTACTTGCTGTGCTTGTACAGGCTAACCATCCTCTCGGCTGTATCTTTGGGGTCTTCGGTCATGGGTCAGCCCCTCAATTCTTTTTGATTAGTCTGTTTGAGCGTTGTATGTGCGCTAGCAGTTGTAACAAATTGGTAATTACCCTTGGTGTACTCTTGGATAACGCACCAACTCATGCGCTCGGTACGGGCAGCTTCCTCACCGCAGAATAGGCAGTGCCGATAGCCTAAGCTCCAGCGCTCTACAGAGAACTCATCGCCGCAGTCACGGCATAGCTTCCAATCATTCATGATCTAACCTTTCTAACAAATGTTATTCAACGTCTTCTTCTGTCACGTAGTAGCTGTTAGCCAGAGGTGTCCCACCCTCTAGGTCTCGGGCTTCTAACTCACGCATGACGCGCTCGGCTTTTGCTTCGCTTGAGTACACTCCGCAAATGAACGCCAAGTTCTGCGTGAGAATCCATACTGATTTCATCTTCTAACCTTTCTAACAAATGTTAGGCTTTACTGGGCTGGGCAAACCTAACGACGAACACAATAACCCCAACCCATCTTTATATTATACCACAAAGTTATGGATATGTCAAGTATTTGGGGGTGTGCATCGGCGCAGTATTGTTACGTTCTGCTGGTGTGGGGGTGTTACGTTTATTTGTGACAATGTTGCAGAATGTTACGAGAAAAAGTTTTGACATATAACATTATAAAGTCCAATGAAATCAACAGGTTACGAGAGAAAAAACGGGTAAAGTTACAATGTTAAGTTTTTTTAAGAATTATATATAAGGCTTTCCTAGATTATATCATGGTACAGATTGCACTTGCTGACTTGCGCCGCCTTTCTGACCGCCATGCCACTTCGCAAAAAAACGTAACATGTAACATTAGGGGCTAAGTTGTTGATTTCATTGAAGAAAGTGCGTTACGTTTCCATTTTTGTAACGTAACAAAGCCAAATTTTGCCACACCGAAACATAACATTTGTTAGATTTGCTTAGTCCTACCCCCGCACAGAGAACTGGTGCAAGCCTAAATTGTCCCATCAATAGAACAAATAACATTGTGGTACGCTGTCCTACCCCCGCACAGAGAACTGGTGCAAGACAAAATCCAGACTAAAAATAACATTGTGGTGCGCTAACATTTGTTAGGTACAGACGCAAAAAAGCCCGCACTAGGCGGGCTAAGTTTTATAACATTAGGTTAGAATTTTGGGGTGATCCAACCTATGCGAACGTAGTTGGTGCAATCAGTGCCGACTCGGGCGGTTCCAATCCACCAGAATTTCCAAGCCCACATCATATGCTTCGATAACAAGAACCGGCAAAATGTACCACTTAAACGAATGACCATAATTTTCTCCAGTTTCTAACATTTGTTAGAACCTAGGGTTTCCCCTAGGTTCCGTGATTTACTTATCCGAGCGTATCCACTTCACCGCCCAAGCCCTCGAAGACCTCCATCAGGTTGCCTTTGAACATCGAAGCGTTACAGTCTTTGCCGTCTTCCTCGGACTTCAGAATCCGATTAATCATGGTCTTCAATTCTGCAAGGGTCTTAGCATCTACGTCAGTGCCACCGGAAACCCTGCCTTTTGGCACATAGCCCGAAGCTTCCTTGACCCGTTGCCAGTAGGTGTCAACTGTTGCACTGGGTTTGTCAGTAGTCCCAGCCTTAACATGTCCGCGTGCAATCATGCGTTGAACAAATGAAGCGCGGCGCGCCTTGATACCCTTACGCTCCGCACCGACTAGGTTGTACCATGCTTCGAGGGTATGACCCTCAGTGTCGCGCCGATTGAATACCGCGCACAGTGCATCGGCGTAACCTTGAATTAAGTCACCGGTTTTGCTAACCCCGTCAACTAATGCAATCTCTGCTGCATCAAGGATACCGGTGTCAATTGCTTGGGTCTGAATAACTGTAGTCATGATAAATACCTTTTCTAATATCATCTAATAAAACCCTGCTATCAGGGATGCATCACATTGTGCGGTGCATGCTATCTATTATACAAATCGCACCACAAAATGCAAAGTAATAAATAAAAAGATAAATAGGGGCATCCCATAACAAAAGTTAGGTTTTGCCACCAGCAATACCCCATCACCCAGATTTTGAGCAAAGGAGTCCCGTAGTCACATACACACTGTGTAGCTCTCCCGATGAGCTAAATTAAAAATCCCCCCACCCCCTTTCAGTTTTCCGCTTTTTATCCTCTTTTTCTCCGCTCCCAAACACCCCCCGGTGCAAAAATAAAAGGCTAGCCCAAAAAAATTTTTGCAAAAATTTAAAAGTAGTGTTACATTTGCACCACTCCCGTTCACCTACGGTGCCTATGATTGAAATTCAGCCAACAACGGAACACAAGTTACCGTTCGATATGTCCGATGAGCAGCCCAAGACTCACAAGGACGGCATAGCCATCGCTGCAAATACCGCAGACCTTATTGATGTGCTGGGCCCCGGCATTGATTACGATGACAACTCTCTGCATAAAGCAGCAGAGCTAATTAACGGCACCAATAAACCCAATGTGCCTAAGCACGTACTTAGTGCGGCAGAGGCTAAGGCTGCGTCTGTACTTGTCAAGCAATTTGACTTCCAAGCATTTACGGATATACAACAAGCCCGCACATTTATTACGAACAAGTTGGTCAAGATGACTGACTGCGGCGATCCGAAGATTGAGATCAAAGCGCTTGAGTTGTTGGGCAAACATTCAGACATCGGCCTCTTTACTGAGCGCAGTGAGATTACTGTGCATCACACCACAAGCAAGGGGCTGGAAGACTCCATCAAGGAACGTATCAAGCGGCTCATGAACGCAGAAGTGATGGATGCCACACCTCTAGATGATCTGGATACGCTCCTAGGCCCAACAGAAGAAACACGTATGGTAGACGTACCTGAAGATATAAATGAGCCTAACTCTTAAAGACATCGAGTCGGCCATAAACACCGGCAAGCTATCCGATGCTGACCTGCGCGTGTTGGAAGCTCAGCTTGTTAAGTTGGAAAAGCTCAAAGACCGTGAACTTTGCCAAGACAAGTTCATCAAGTTTGTAGAAAAGGTCTGGCCAACTTTTATTTCAGGTGCGCACCACAAGCGAATGGCCGAAGCTTTTGAAAGGGTTGCTAATGGAACTTGCAAACGTCTTATTATCAATATGCCCCCTCGTCATACCAAGTCTGAGTTTGCTTCTTATCTGTTGCCAGCTTGGTTTTTGGGCAAATTTCCCCATAAAAAGGTGATTCAGACGTCCCACACTGCTGAATTGGCGGTGGGATTTGGTAGAAAAGTGCGAAATTTGGTGGATTCCGAGATTTACAACGGGATTTTTCCTAATTTAGTGCTGCAAGCTGACTCAAAAGCGGCTGGCCGGTGGAATACCAGCAGGGGTGGTGACTATTTTGCGATTGGTGTGGGTGGTGCAGTGACCGGTAAGGGCGCTGACGTGCTTATTATTGACGATCCGCACTCAGAACAAGAAGCTGCGATGGCAGCAAGCAATCCAGAGGTGTACGACAAGGTGTATGAGTGGTACACGTCCGGCCCTAGGCAGCGTTTGCAGCCGGGTGGGGCTATTGTGATCGTTATGACGCGCTGGGCGGCAAGAGATTTGACGGGTCAGGTGCTCAAAAGCGCGGCTCAGAGGGCAGGCGAAGAGTGGGAGGTCATTGAGTTCCCCGCAATCCTGCCTTCGGGCAACCCTGTATGGCCTCAGTTTTGGAGCAAAGAAGAACTCGAAGCCTTGCGCGAAGAGTTGCCCAACTCCAAGTGGCAGGCGCAGTATCAGCAGAACCCGGTGGGCAATGAGTCTGCTATTGTTAAGAGAGATTGGTGGAAGTGGTGGGAGAAAGATGATCCCCCTGTGTGCGACTACATCTTGCAGTCATGGGATACGGCGTTTGAGAAAACTCAGCGTGCCGACTATTCAGCCGGTACTACGTGGGGTATCTTTAACTGCGAGGAAGATAACTTCGCCCCCAACATTATTTTGCTCAACACATATAAGAAGCGTGTGGAGTTCCCAGACCTCAAGCGGGATGTTTTGCGTGAGTACAACGAGTATGAACCTGACTCATTAATCGTGGAGAAGAAGGCGTCCGGTGCGCCGCTCATCTATGACCTGCGGGCAATGGGCATACCGGTGCAGGAGTACACGCCGGGTAAGGGCCAAGACAAAATTGCCCGTTTGAACTCGGTCTCAGACATAATTGCGAGTGGGAAAGTGTGGGTTCCACAAACTCGCTGGGCAGAAGAGCTAGTGGACGAGGTTGCAGCATTCCCGTCAGGCGAACACGATGACTTGGTTGACGCAACAACTTTAGCGCTGATGCGCTTTCGTCAAGGTGGGTTCCTGCGCTTACCGAGCGATGAGCCTGAAGAAATTAAATGGTTTAAAGGTAGCCGCCGCGAGCGGTTCTATACAGTCTAAGGATTAAAAATGGCAACAAGTTCAATGGACAAAGGTTTGTACGCAGCCCCCTTGGGTATTGAAGAGGGCATGGGCATGGCTCCTCCTATTGAAATTGAGATTGAAGACCCTGAGTCTGTCACTATTGCTATGGGCGATATTGAGATTGAATTAGAGCCCGGAAGTGACAAAGAAGGCGACGATGATTTTGATGCCAACTTAGCTGACTATATTAGCGACAGCGTGCTTGGTACTCTTGGCTCGGAGTTGGTGTCAAACTTTGATAAAGATATTGGCGACCGCAAAGACTGGATCAAAACTTATGTTGACGGCCTGAAGCTGCTAGGTTTGAAGTATGAGGAGCGTACAGAGCCGTGGGCTGGTGCTTGTGGCGTGTTCCACCCGATGCTCACTGAGTCTGTGGTGCGGTTTCAAAGTGAAGGGATCATGGAGACATTCCCCGCCGCTGGCCCCGTAAAGACGCAGATTCTTGGCAAAGATACACCTGAAAAAGAAGAAGCCTCGGCTCGCGTGCGCGAGGACATGAACTACCAGCTTACTGATGTGATGGTGGAGTATCGCCCGGAGCATGAAAAGCTATTGTGGAATTTGCCACTTGCGGGTTCAGCGTTTAAGAAGGTCTACTACGACCCGAGCATTGGCCGTCAGGTTGCGATGTTCATCCCCGCAGAAGACATCGTTGTTCCCTATGGCGCGTCTAACTTAGAGCGTGCCGAGCGCGTTACGCACGTGATGCGTAAAACTGAGAATGAGATTATCAAGCTGCAAGAAGCTGGGTTCTACAGCGACGTGGAGTTGGGTGAGCCGTCCAATGAGCTTGATGATATTGAGAAGCAGAAGAATGAAGAGACGGGCATGTCAGCGGTGCAGGACGACAGGTACAGGATACTGGAGATGCACGTTGATCTTGACCTAGAAGGCTACGAGCACAAGGACAAAGAGGGCGAGATGACGGGTATTGCGCTGCCCTATGTTGTGACTGTTGAGAAGGCTACGACTAAGATTCTTGCCATCCGCCGCAATTGGTACGAGGGCGATGATCTTCACATGAAGCGCCAGCACTTTGTCCACTACCAGTACATTCCGGGGTTTGGGTTCTATGGGTATGGCCTCATCCACTTGATCGGTGGGTATGCCAAGAGCGCGACCATGCTCATCCGGCAGCTTGTTGATGCGGGAACACTCTCTAACTTGCCCGGTGGTCTGAAGTCCCGTGGTCTGCGTATCAAGGGTGATGACACTCCGATTGCGCCCGGTGAGTTCCGTGATGTGGACGTGCCAAGTGGCTCGATCCGGGACAACATCTTGCCGCTGCCGTATAAGGAGCCAAGCCAAGTTCTCTACACCCTGTTCCAGAACATTGTGCAGGAAGGCAGGCAGTTTGCGTCCGCAGGAGACATGAAGGTCAGCGACATGAGTGCGCAAGCACCCGTGGGGACTACGCTGGCTATTCTTGAGCGCACACTAAAAGTGATGGGCGCAGTACAAGCTCGTATGCACTACAGCATGAAGCAAGAGTTCAAGCTGCTCAAGGCAATTATTGCTGACTACACACCAGAAGAGTACGACTACGAGCCGGTTGATGGCTCACGCCGTGCTAAGAAATCTGACTACGACATGGTCGCTGTGATCCCTGTGAGTGATCCAAACGCCGCAACAATGGCGCAGAAGATTGTTCAGTATCAGGCTGCATTGCAACTCGCGCAGACAGCACCACAACTCTACAACCTGCCGCTTCTTCATCGTCAGATGATTGAGGTGTTGGGCATCAAGAACGCAGCCAAACTCATACCGGTTGAGGACGATGCTACAGCTACAGACCCAGTGCAGGAGAACCAGAACGCTCTGACCGGCAAACCTATGAAGGCGTTCATTGAGCAGGATCACCAAGCCCACATTGCTGTGCATACGTCGATGCTACAGAACCCCAAGATCATGGGGCTTATCCAGTCAACTCCGCAAGGCCAGTCAATCATGGGCTCAATGATGGCTCATATCAACGAGCACTTGGCGTTTGCATACCGCAAAGAAGTTGAGCAGACAGTTGGCCTCTTGTTGCCTACCGAGGAACAAGAAAAAAACATGACTCCAGAGGTGGCTGCGCAAGTTGCGCAGTTGGCTGCACAAGCGTCTACCCGCATGACCCAGCAAGCTCAAGCACAGGCCGCACAGCAGCAGGCTCAGCAACAAGCACAAGACCCGATCATCCAAATGCAGCAGCAAGAACTCCAGATCAAGATGCAAGAGTTGCAGCTTAAAGTTCAGAAGCAACAAGTTGATGCGGCGGCTAAGGCTGACCAGATTAGGGTCGAAGAATCACGCATTGCGGCCCAGAAAGAAATTGCGGCTATGCAAGTTGGTGCGAGCGCTGCCGCTGCAAAAGACAAGCTCCAGAAACAGCAGTTGCTTGAGGGGGCAAAAATTGGCGTTGATATTGCTAAAAACCGCGCTCAGATGGCCGTGCAAATGGCACAAAGAACGTCTCAAAAACCTAAGAAGGAGTAACGTTGAACGACTACAAACTGTTGGCGCACATCGCTAAAGAGATTGACAAGCTCCGAAGCGATCAACAAACCTTCCTCAATGGAGGAGGAGCTAAAACTTTTGACGAGTATCGTCATGTCTGTGGGGTCATCCGGGGTCTGACTCACGCAGAAAATTTTGTCAATGACCTCGTGCAAAAAATGGAGACTAGTGATGACTGATTTTGATGTCGCTGCGGTAGATTTGTCGGGTATTCTGAATAAGACGCCTGAACAAAAAGCCAAACAGTTGCCTGACCCGAAAAGGTTCATGATGCTTTGTGTCGTCCCCGACGCATCCGAAGAGTATGAAGACAGTGCGCTAGTTAAATCTAGTCAGACTATGCACTACGAAGAGGTACTGACCCCAGTGCTGTTTGTAGTAAAGCTTGGCCCTGACTGCTACAAAGACGAGAGCCGGTTTCCCTCTGGCCCCTCGTGCAAGGAAGGTGACTTTGTCGTCGTCCGCCCCAATTCAGGAACTCGCCTGAAAATCCACGGTCGTGAATTCCGTCTCATTAATGATGATTCGGTTGAAGCAGTTGTGGAAGACCCGCGTGGTATTTCGCGTGCATCATAAAGGAGCTAATACATGGCACAAGCTGAAGTAAAAGACGAGGAATTTAAGTTTCCTCATGAAGCCGATGAAACTAAGGGTAAACCCGTAGTAGAAGACGATGGCTTTGAAGTAGAAATTGAAGACGATACTCCGCTGGAAGATCGTGGCCGAAAGCCCATGAAAGTACAGGTAGAGGACGTTACTGACGGTGAACTGTCCGAATACGACGAAAAAGTTCAGGCCCGCATTAAGAAATTAGGAAAAGGCTACCACGACGAGCGCCGTGCTAAGGAAGAAGCACTGCGTGAACGCGAGGCGGCTGAGAAGATGACCAAGCAATTGTGGGATCAAAACCGCAGGCTACAGCAACAAGTTGAGCTTGGGTCAATGGCGTATATTGAGCAATCAAAAAGTTCCGCTGAGTTGGAATTTGAGAGTGCCAAGAAAAAATACAAAGAGGCTTATGAGTCCGGGGATTCTGATGCTGTAGTAGATGCACAGGCAGATGTTTCGCGGGCAACACTGAATTTGGATAAAGTTCAGAACATGAGGCCTTTACAAGCCCAAGAAAAAGGTGTACAAATACAACAACGTAGTACAAATCAGCCTAATGTGTCACAGCGCGACCAGCGTTGGATGCAGAAAAACACTTGGTTTGGCACTGATCCTGAAATGACAGCTTCCGCCCTCGGGTTGCATCAGAAGCTGGCTAAGGAACAAGGTGCTGACTTTGTGGGGTCTGATGACTACTACAAACGAGTAGACGCTACAATGCGTAGACGATTTCCTGAGTATTATGAAGATGATACCCAGAGCTATGAAGATGATACTCCTTCGAAAAAGGTATCCGAACCGGCTTACGAGGGTGAAACCCAACGCCGTGCAACAAAGCCCGCTAACGTGGTGGCACCCGCCTCCCGTAGCACTCCGCCTAATCGTATTAGGCTAAAGGCATCTGAAGCAGCGATAGCTCGCCGCCTTGGGGTTCCTTTGGAAGAATACGCTAAACAGGTTGCTCAACTAAGAAGAGGTGAATAATGGATCAAGTTTTATCGTCTGGAAAGACACAAAACCGTAACGCTCGTGAAGTGGATTCTCGTGCAATGACTCAACGCCCTGAAGCGTGGCGTCCGCCTGAGACACTGCCCATGCCCGAAGACCGTCCCGGTTGGAAGCACAGGTATATCCGCACTAGCACATTGGGCGTGGCTGATCCTAGTAATATTTCTTCAAAGTTACGTGAAGGATATGAACCCTGCAAAGCAGAAGATTATCCCGAGCTTATGATGCACGCCACCGTTGAAGGCCGCTTTAAAGGCGGTATTGAGATTGGTGGGTTGTTGTTGTGCCGTATTCCTGAAGAGTTCTTAAAACAGCGTGCCGAATATTACGACAAGCAAAATAAGTCTCAGATTGACTCGGTAGATAACAATTTCCTTCGTGAAAATGATCCTAGGATGCCTCTCTTTTCGGAGAGAAAAACTAAGGTTACTTTCGGTTCTGGTACTTAAATTTATAGGAGTCTTAAATGGCTTATCCTACAGTCTCGGCCCCTTACGGTCTAAAGCCTGTAAACCTAATAGGTGGACAGGTATTTGCAGGCGCAACCCGCCTGATGCAGATTGCGAGTGGTTATGCCACTAGCATTTTCTATGGTGATTTGGTAAAACGTATCTCTGATGGAACTATCGAGCTAGACACGGGCACAACAACTGCCACGCCTTGCGGTATTTTTCTTGGTGTAAGTTTTACTAACGCTTCGACAGGTCAAATTCAGCAACAGCAATTTTATCCAGCGAGCCAGCAAGTCAAGTCTGGCACGTTGATTTTTGCAGTTGTTGCAGATGATCCTGATACGCTGTTCCAAGTAGCTGTTGTGTCTGGTACGACTGTTATTACCGGTGTTGGCATTTCCGCCATCGGGAATAACGCCACGTTGGTACAGAACGCAGGAAGCGCCACGACGGGTAATTCCAAAGTGGCTATTCTGGCTACTACTGCGACAACCAATACTCTGCCTATTCGTATCATTGATGTAGTTCGGGAAACCGCCACTGCCGCCGATGTCTTCCCTGAAGTTATCGTTAAGATCAATGCGACTATGCATCAGTACAACAACGCTACTGGCGTATAAGGAGCATAAATCATGGCTATTTCACGCGCACAACTACTTAAAGAACTTCTTCCCGGCCTGAACGCTTTGTTTGGTATGGAGTACGCTCGTTACGGTGAACAACATAAAGAAATTTATGAAACCGAAACTTCAGAGCGTTCGTTCGAAGAAGAAACGAAACTGTCTGGCTTCTCTGCCGCACCTGTTAAGAACGAGGGCTCTGCCATCGCTTACGACAATGCACAAGAAGCATGGACAACTCGTTACAACCACGAAACTATCGCTTTGGGTTTCTCCATCACTGAAGAAGCTGTGGAAGACAACTTGTATGACTCGTTGTCAGCCCGTTACACCAAAGCTTTGGCTCGCGCTATGGCCTACACCAAGCAGGTTAAAGCTGCTGCTGTTTTGAACAATGGTTTCACTAACTCTGCCGTTTATTACGGTGGTGATGGCGTTCCTCTGTTTAGTACAGCACACCCCTTGATCTCCGGTGGTACTAACAGCAATACCCCATCTACTCAAGCTGACCTAAACGAGACTTCTTTGGAAGCCGCCGTTATCCAGATCGCTGCTTGGACTGATGAGCGTGGTTTGCTGATTGCTGGCAAGCCTAAGAAGCTGATTGTTCCACCTGCATTGCAGTTCACGGCAACTCGTTTGCTTGAGACTTCACTGCGTGTTGGTACTGCTGACAATGATATTAATGCGTTGAAAAACAACGGTTCTATCCCTGAAGGCTACACAGTCAACAACTACTTGACCGACACAAACGCTTGGTTCTTGTGCACCGACGTGCCTAACGGTTTGAAGCACTTCATCCGCTCTCCTCTGGAGAACAAGATGGACGGTGACTTTGACACCGGTAACGTGCGTTACAAGTCCCGTGAGCGTTACAGCTTCGGCTGGTCTGACCCATTGGGCATGTTCGGCTCGTCCGGTTCGACCTAATATTTCTTCGGGAATATTTGAAGGGGGGCCTTGTGCCCCCTTTTCTTTTGGTGTATATTGACTTCATTCCGGGCTTTCCGGTGTATCAGACAGTCCCGGCTGACGACATGCAGACTGATACGCCTAACTTGCATGTAAGGAAACAATCATGGCAACCACCACGTTCTCCGGCCCAGTCGTATCTAACAACGGCTTTGATACGGGCACTTCCGCTTCTCCCCTTGCTGTAACTACAGCAGAAAACGTTAACGCTGCATTTGCTACAACGTCCGCAGCATCTGGCGATACACGTTTAAGCTACAACAAACTTACCTTTACCTCTACAGGTTCAGGCGAAACGCTCCGTGCTTTCTCTGTTGTAACGGGTGCATCTGCCGCCACTGCAGGCACAATCAACGGTGCTCACATTTCTTTGGAAATTGATGGCGCTTCAGCCAGTATTTCTGGCGCTGCTAACGCAATTCGTGCTACTCTGGGCGGCACTGACGGTACTCCCGGCGGTACTTTGGCTGTGATTCAGTTGGATACCAACTACACAGTTAATGCCACTTTGCCAGCAACAGCCTCGTTCATTCGCGTGACTGACAGTGGTGCAAACACTGGCGAAATTCCTTTGTTGATGAATATTGACACCGCTCCCGCAGCTACGATTGCGCCTACAGCAACCAGCGTGACTACTGTGTCTAAAGCGATCAAAGTCATGATCGGCGGCACTGTGTACTACGTCCCTGCTTACGCTACGTTTGCATAATGCAAATTACCAAGGAATTCTTGGAGACTGAGATTCGTGACCTTGAGACTGAAGCCCAGAAAGCCCAAAACTTTCTAATCCAAGCTCAAGGCACAATCCAAGCGTACAAGATGCTGATAAACAGGCTAGACGCACCGGAGCAACAAGATGGCACAGATACTACTTAATGCGGCTACAACAACAGGCGCTGGCACAGCATGGAATCCCCGTGATACCACGGCATTAGCGACATACGTCCAGCACAGCTTTCAAGCCACAGGAACAGTTGCCAGTAGCACAGGGGCAGCAGTTATTCTGATTCAAGTCAGTAATGACGGGACAAACTACATTACTTTAGGCACGATTACTTTGGTGCTTGGCACTTCGGCTACGTCTGATGGGTTTGCTTGCGCTAACACGTACGAGTACTACCGAGCTAATGTATCGTCAATATCGGGTTCAACGGCTACGGTTACCGTGTACATGAAAGGTTAATCATGGCAGTCTCAATTAACTACCCTGTTGCTGGTTTAGGCGAGCCTTCAGACCACACAGCCAAGACCGGGGCCAAGGTAATGGTTACTGGGGACACAATTTTTACGGTTACTGGAAGTATTCAGATCGTAAGTCTTGTATCTGAATGCGTTACGCTTAACAATGCCACGGCATCCACGCTGAAGTTTACTTATGTAACAGCCGCAGCTTCTCCACAGACGGTAGATTTATCCGCTGCGTCTACTACTTTGGCAAATACGGCTCCGGGGTATTCAGTTATCTTGACCGCTACAAGTGCACTGGGTGAGAATCCGGGGCAGAATTTATCGGGAGTGTTGCTAAACACCTCTTCCCGTGGAGTGCGCGTACCTGCTGGGGCTATTAAAATTGTAATTGCAGTAGGTTCTACCACAGGTACTTGGCGGCATTATCTACGTTGGGAACCTCTGGAACTCAACACTACCGTAACTGTAGGCCAGTAACATGGCTAAATCAGCAGCATGGACTCGCAAAGAAGGCAAGAACCCAAAGGGTGGCTTGAACGCCAAGGGCCGTGCGTCTTACAACAAAGCCAATCCGGGCAAGCCGGGGTTGAAAGCACCCCAGCCCGAGGGCGGCAGCAGGCGCGACTCTTTCTGCGCCCGTATGGAAGGCATGAAGAAGAAGCTGACCAGCGCCAAGACGGCCAACGACCCGAATTCACGCATCAATAAGAGCCTGCGGGCTTGGAACTGTGCAGAAGGCGGTTATGTAACTGCGGCTGACGGCTGCGCTACCAAAGGCAAGACAAAAGGGCGTATGGTATGAACCAAGCAAACGTTGAAACCCTAAAGCATGTAGCGGATGGCGTCGCCGCTGTTACGGCTATTGGTACGTTAATGCAACTGCTACCTGCGGTTGCCGCGCTGTTTACGATTGTGTGGACAGGCATGCGGATCACTGAAATGATTGCAGGTAAACCTTTTGCTGAAATAATCCGCAGGAAAAAAGATGCCAGCAACGAGTGAAAAACAAAAGCTGTTCATGGATGCGGCTGCACACAACCCCAAGTTTGCAAAAGCTGCGGGTGTACCGGTATCGGTTGCTAAGGAATTTAGCGGCGAGAGCAAGGGGATGAAGTTTGGCAAGGACACTAATGCGTCCCGCCCCGACCTTCAAAAAGTTAATAAACCTAAGACACTTCACGGCAAGATGTCAATCATGAAAGAAGGCGGTGAAACTATGGCTACAAATATGGGCAAACCTGTGATGAAAAAAGGTATGAGCATGGCTAAGGATGGCATGAAAAGTCCTACACCTATGGCTAAGACCTCCATGATGGGCATGAAAAAAGGCGGTATGGCCGATGGCGGTATGCCTATGGTCATGAAAGACGGCAAAAAGATTCCAGCTTTTGCTGCTGATGGCAAAGGCGCAATGAAACATGGCGGCGCGACCAAGAAAATGAACATGGGTGGCATGGGCTACGCTAAAGGTGGCGGCATTGAGTCTAAGGGTAAAACCAAAGGCAAGATGATCACTATGAAGAGCGGCGGCAAAACCTGCTAAGGAGCCATCATGCCAAAAATACGTCAAAAACTAGCTGAGTTAGAAACGCTTGAGGGAGGCGGTGCTGGAGGTATGGGCGGCGGCGGTGCTCGTAGCTCAAGTACGCTTGAAACAGTTGGCAAGGTGGCGGGCCCCGCTGCATTAGCTATGCTTGGCGGTATTGGTGGCAGCAAGCTAATTCAAAATGCCCGAGAAAAACGCGAAGCCGAAGCCGCCGCTGAGATGAAGCGCGAAACACGTGGGGTTGAAAAAACTTCTACCGACCGCGCCCGTGAAGCCGCCGCTGAGATGAAATTGCAAGAGCGTACAAACAAAGCCTATGAAGACGCCAGCAAAAATATGAAAAAAGGCGGTAAAGTGTCCTCGGCTTCATCTCGTGCTGATGGCTGTGCCACCAAGGGTAAGACCCGTGGGAAGATGGTGTAGTCATGCTAGCTAGCCGTGGGATGGGAGCCATCTCCCCCAGTAAAATGCCCAAGGGCAAGCGTAAAACTCGCCGGGATAACACTGACTTCACCCAGTACAAAGAGGGTGGCGCAGTGAAATCTAAGGTGAACGAAGCTGGCAACTACACCAAGCCCGAGCTACGCAAGCGTATTTTTAACAGCGTAAAAGCTGCCGCAGTGCAGGGTACAGGTGCTGGCGAGTGGTCGGCCCGTAAAGCTCAATTGATGGCTAAACGTTATAAAGCTGCTGGCGGCGGGTACAAG